TCCGTTAATGTGTCCCTGCATTAAGGACTTGTCCAAGGGTTGTCGGACAATCTTACTTTCTGCATCAGCCTTTCCATTGCGGCCAACACGGCCAACAGTTGTAGTACCATGTGCAACTCTCGACCCCTCAAAGGCCGCGAGCATTTTATCTGCTAGTGACATGCATCGCTCCTAAAAAAAACATTCACGCTAACGGCGTTAGCGTGAATGTTGAAAAGATTAAAACGGGATGTCGTTGTCCCGATTATCTTTTTGCGGAGGGGGAGGGGGAGCAGAGTTACCTTCACTGGCCCGAACCTCACCGGCATCTACACTTTGACGAAACATCTTGGCTTCTTCGTACATGTCCCGTTGATCACCGCTAAGTACGCTGTCCTTACTTATGGCGTAGTTTGAGTACGTCTCGTTGCGCTTATTGTTTTCATCAACAGTTTTTAAACGCCAAAGAGTACTGTAACACGGCAAGATATGTTGCTTGCCTGTCTTAGGATTCTTCATCCGGTTCATGGAAATCATGGTGCGCCAACGTTTAGCCACCTTCCGCTGAGTGCTCTTCATGTCAAGCAGAACAGGCTCACTGGTGCCGTCTTCTGCAATCACCAAACAGTAATGATCATCAGAGGTTACAAGTTCGTTACCACTAGGTAGACGATCAACAAGCTTACCGCCAACCTCTTCACGAACAACCTGTCTTAACTCATGAGCGTCACTGGAAAATTCCTGAACAAATCCACCACCCATGTCCCGTGGAACCCACTCCTTGTACGATGTCTTAATGTAGCAAGGGATAACTAAAAGGCCGTCATCACCAGGATATACTTGCCCTGTCAATGTGTTAAAAATATCCCCGGCAGAAAGACCCTCAATATACTTGGCATCTTTCTTGTTAATCTCCGGAGACATTTGCTGGGCAATTCTCAGGAATGGGATCTGTAATTCAGAGGCATCAAAGATGGCGCCTTCGGGACCATCTTCAAACATCTCATCAAAAACTTCACCCGACACCGCGGTTTGTTTAGCTGTCGCTACTGCATTAGCCATTATACTTTCCTCCGAATTTCTGCTGCGTTAGTTACAAAGGCACCGAACATATCTAGATCTATCGGAGTGCCTTGAGTCACCTGCTCTTTTACAAAAGCTTTTAATGTTGACGGGTGAACATGCGTCTTGGTCTTGGGATCAAACCCACGATCCCTAAGAAGTCCAACAACATCACCCGCGACATTGTCTTCTCCCTTGCCAAAGGTACAAGTGACATCGTTCTTTATGATGTCATCCATGCCATTGTCTCTTAGCCAAGCAAAGGCTTCTTCTTTCCTAGCAACCGGAATAGATGCATGGACAATCATTTTTCTGGAGACGGTCAGGCCATCAACATCAATGCGATCCATACCCATCTCGTCCATCAAGGATGGTATCATGTCAGTAGAAAGTTTCATTCTTTCTGCCTTGGATTCCTTGAGGTTCTGCTCCGTTATTTCAATTGTCTCTTCAATACTACGAAGCTTGCGTACCAAAGAACTTAACTGTTTACTCGTGTCTGTATCAATGATTGAGAGTACATCGTCCTCCTCAAACATGTCTTCAAATATGTCGCTCATCTAGTATTTCCTCTTCAGGGTTCGGTTGACAAGAGAGTTTATCATCCGTACTGTGGACTCTATCGGAGGTATGTGATGACTGTCAACTACAAATTTAAATATAAACCATTCGACCATCAACTATCAGCACTAGAGGCTGGTTGGAGTCGAAAGGAGTTTGGCCTGTTCATGGAAATGGGTACGGGGAAATCGAAAGTACTTATAGATAACATGGGTATGTTGTTCCTGGCGGGGAAAATAAACTTCGCCTTGGTCATCGCACCTAAAGGCGTGTATCGAAACTGGGTGGATAAAGAGATCCCAGAACACATGTCGGATGCAATACCACATCGCGTGTTCCGCTGGGTATCGTCGGCCAACAAAGCACAGAAAAAAGAAATGGCATTGGTCAAAGAACCATTCGCCGGGCTAACTATTTTTGTTATGAATGTCGAAGCATTTTCTTCACTGAAAGGAAAGCAGGCAGGAGAGTGGATGTCTCGTGCGTTTGGTAATTACGGTATGATAGCCATCGATGAAAGTACCACCATCAAAAACCATAAAGCCAAACGCTCTAAAAACTTATGCGATATTGCAACTGAGTTTAAGTATAGAAGAATCTTGACCGGTTCGCCAATAACAAAAAGTCCACTCGACATATATGCACAGTGCCACTTCCTAAAGTGGGGGATCCTTGGGCACATAAGTTACTATGCTTTTCAAGGTATGTACGCGGTCACTCGTCCACAACGAGCAGGAGGGAGAACCTTCCAACAGGTTGTGGGATATAAAAACTTGGATACTCTTGGAAAGAACATCGACAAATGCAGCTATCGCGTCCTGAAAAAAGACTGCTTAGATCTGCCGGATAAAATCTACACTATAAGATACGTGTCACTGACTGACGAACAGAAGGACATGTACAGTAAGATTCAGAAACAAGCTTTGATAATGTTTGATAATGGAGACATGGTATCCGCGCCGGCTGTAATAACACAGATGCTAAGGGTGCAACAGGTTCTGTCGGGACACCTCAAGACCGATGATGGAGACATGGTATACTTTGAGTCAAAAAGAATGGACGCCTTGCTAGAAGTATTGGAAGAGCACCAAGGGAAGGCAATCATATGGTCACGTTTCAGGCATGACATCATATCAATTACAAACACCTTGGAAAAAACTTTTGGAAAAGGGTCTGTCGCTTCATACTATGGAGACACAAAGGATGATGACCGGCAACGCATCGTTGAAAAATTCCAAGATAAAAACTCAAGACTCAGGTTCTTTGTTGGTAACCCATCTACTGCAGGATATGGCCTGACTTTAACTGAAGCAAACTTAGTGGTATATTATGCAAATGACTTTAACCTTGAGACTAGAATCCAATCCGAGGACCGAGCGCATAGGATTGGTCAGGTAAACAAAGTGACGTATGTCGATCTCATATCGGAAGGCACCATAGACGAGAAGATTGTTGAGGCTTTGCGTAATAAGATTAACATAGGCGCCAAAGTATTGAGAGAAGAGGCAAGGCAATGGCTGTCGATAAAGCCCACGAAAGACTGATAGAGTCAGTATGCGATTATAAAAAGAAATGGATAGGTCTTGATACAGCGTGTCGAGATCTATCCGAAACTGCTGGGCTAAGTCGGGAGGTAGCTACTGCCTTTCTCAAAAGCATGAACAGCGTAAAAAATATCACGCAGATCCGAGGCTACTCCAAAGAAGATTATCAAACTCTGCAGGGTAAGATAGGAAAAAGTAATGAGGCAAAAAAATAGTGAGTCCTCAAGAGTTGTTCAAACAGAGAGGACTCACCAGGTGAAGGCATAGGTGGAAGAAACCCTATGCCAAGACTTTATCACTATCTTTAGCTTTTGCAAACTCTTTTCTTATGATCACAGACAATTGACGTGTCATGGTTCGCTGCTCGTCTTCAGCCAACGCCCGTAATCTTTCATGATCTTCAGGCAACAACGCAACATTACAGAATTTGCGCTCGTCTTTTTTCTTTATAGGCATCACTTGCTCCTTGGTTGTAGAACATACGTACTCTACTTGTGGTGTAGATGCAAACAAAAGCTTTCGACTTCAAAGAATATGGCTCTGTGTCTTCTACATATATCCGCACACTTAGAATACGAAATATCTAATTCGTCTGCTAGCTCCGCGGGTGTCCAATAACCATCATACTCTTCCATGATTTTTATGATGGCGTTTAACTCTGCGTCCTCGCTGACGTGATTCAAATCTAACGGGACATTGACAGGCTCAACACGCATCGCTCTCCAAGGGATCTGGTCGCGTTTGTCTGGGTAGTTGACCAACAGAAAAGCCTCAAAAGTTTGCCCAGCTTTGACATTCATCGTGGCAACCATTCGAGCGTTTAAAAATACCTGTTCTCCTTGTGCGTTGACAGCAAACGCGCTGCCACTATTCGTCAAGTATTCAACAATTATTTGTTCTTTCCTGGTGCCGGTCAACTCTGGAGGTCTTATAACATTATCAGAAATTTGGTTCATACAATTCTCCTTTTTTATCTTCTTGTTTGTAGTGGTCTAACTGACGAAGAAGATCCTCAAGACGAGGATCCCCTGGGTTTTCCCATTCTATTTCGTCAGTCTTCTTTTGTAGGGATGATATAAGATCAATTATTAAACTCAGGTTCTTTGTCCTTTTGGGCATCTGGGTAGTTCAAACCTTTCTATTAATTGATTCACCTCAACAGGCGTCATTGAAAGAGCCGGCACAATCTCTTCCGCAGTTAAGCCATGGTTCATCAGATTGTTGACGATGTTAGCTTCCTTGCTCAAAGCCTTGCTCTTAGGATAAACCACTTTTCTCTGCACTGGAAGCATCATAAGTTGAAGCTTGGGATTCGCTATCTTGTCCTTTATGTTCTGCGCCTTCCAACATTTGAGGTACAATTCCTCGTACCTCACGACCTCAGATCTATTCATGTTGACCAATAACTTTCTTCGGTGCGCCCATGGGTTTTTCAAACCGCGTCCTCGCTGATATAATTATTAGTGATCTCTCCGGATAGATCAGGCTCTAACTCATCCGGACCACCACCAAACAAACCAATGGTATGCTCAGTAGCCTTGCCAGTATGGTCCGAGGAAGTGATAACAAGATCTCGGCTAGCAAAGGTCTTGAATGACTTAGTAACCTTGATCTCAATCTTGGTTATATTGTGAATGCTTAGTGAATACATACGTGTTCTCCTTATTTAAACTTTGTATTTGATTTGGGCTATGGCACGATCGATCTCTTTTAATGAAAAACCATCCGCACGGCGAGGTAACGCGACCATCACCCGTTGAGTCCGCCGGCTTAGACCTCTGCGCCTCCCGACATAATCAATTAAACCTCGGTCATACATCTCCTTAAATCGAGCCGTGGTGCTCGAATAAGACCTAACCCCAAAACGAATCAACATCTCCGCCCGGACCTCGTCACTTATCATTCCGGAATCTCCAGCGGAACTCAAAATAGACCAGATGTAGTCGTGTAAGATACTCTTCCGAGGCGCCGAAGGCTCCGCTTCAAAACTTGTGTCTTCCATTACAAACAATCCTCACATTTAGTGGAGTTTACCCCACAGGTTACAGTCACCTCATCCCCACACTCAATACATTCACGGGGGACAAACCCATCTCCCAAGCAATCAGGACATTTTATTCTCCGAGTATCTATGTAAGCAACATCACGCGTGGCCGTCCTGAAAATAGGAACTTCCTTCTCGAAAAACCCGCTGCCTAAACACTCGGAACAACGGTCCTTCGCGACAACCCTTCCAAAGACTTTTTCAAAAGCCTCGTCCAAAATTTTATCTATATCAAGAGACAGATTCATGCTGTGACTCCCACTCAGTGTGCTCTCCATCACGGTACTCGCCCGTGAACGAGCCGCCCTCGTCCTCATAAACAGCCTCGACCAACACCCCAAGCTCATTAAGTCGGTTCCAAATAGGAACAGGTGGCGCCCATGCTGTCCAACACTTGAAAGAAAACTCTGCGAGATTACCTTGCCTCTCCCAATCATCGACAATAACAACTTCACACACGTCCCATTTTGTGTCCCAATGTTTTACACAGAAATTATACCAAGGGGGAAACAACCCGTCAGATTCTTCAACGTAAGTCTCAATGGGTACAGGTATCACAAGAGAACAAAAGCTAGGGTTCTTACACTTGCCATTCATATAACCATTGGACACTAAGCCATGATAAAGCTCTCGAACAATGTCTGTAGGACCGGCGATCTTTACTTCCTGATAACAATGATTAGGCATCAGTTATTCCTTTCCAAATAATTCTAGTTGTTGAGGGTCGTTATATACAACATCCAAATCCGGATGCTCATGATCTGCAAACTCTAAGTCGCAGAAATTACCGCAGTCAGGCATGATCGGCTTCGCCTCCCGTCCCGCGCTGGAAATTAATTCATCCAAGAATACATCGCGTATGCAACTCCGGCCAACGTCACGCTCAGCCTTGGACATGCGATCAAACGTGTCAGGGAAATCAACGCGGATCTTGTTCCAATATCCCTTGCCACCCTTCACACAGCCAATGCAATTGTTGTTGCTGTAGCCAAGAGTGTACATAACAGGCCGAGAAATCCCCGCATCCTCAAGCATGTACAATGCCTCAGGCTTAGTAATCTTGTGCTCAATCAAAGGGAATAAAGGACGAGCGTCTGGGTACTGCTCCTTGAACCGAATAGCACGGTTGATCTCCTTGCGTGTGTACTCAAAACCAAACACCTGACCGTCATAGTCATGGTCCGACTCAATGTCTTGACGCAATTTCTTCTTTAACTCAAACGTACATAAAGCACCGCTTGGACCGTTGACGTATCTTCGCTTTTCAATCACGTCAAACTGGTCGCGGTAACGCTCACTCTGTACCGTGTGGATCTTCGCCCCGTACCATGCCTCACACTCACGCATGAAACGTTCATTGTCAGTATGTGCGCTGTCAATCTTGAAATAATATATGGTCACGTTCTCCGGACCGTACTTGTCCAACGCAAGCTTAGTGGCAACCGCGGATGTAACACCGGCAGACCACCAACAAATAATGTTCATACCAATTCCTTCCCGCGCTGGAAATTCATTGAGTTGAAGTCGCAAACCGCCGAGGCAAAACCGCGAGGGGTCGCGCTACGAATGTCCTTGGTCCGCTGACTCTTGCCACCAAGCTTCATCATCGATGTGCTGTAACCGTTGCCGTGATACGCCTCAGGATCAACAGACACCTTGGTAGGCATCACAAAACCACCGCCCGTCCAAAGACACGTCTTCTTCTTGTAGGCATCGCGAGGGGCAATGTACTCCGGCCAACGCGGGTGATTCATCTGGTCGTAAGGGATGTACCCACCATACTCATACGGGTGAAAAGAATAGTCAGGCTTGCGCCACTTGGTAGCCAATACAGAAACAGGGTTCTCAATGAAGTAAGGGATCTGCATGCTGTTAAATAACTTGGCACACCACATGGCGTAACTTACAGCCTCGTCTTGAAATGATGGGTTGGCCTCTGCTTTCTTCTTGAACCACGCAGCCCCGCTCACAGCCATGTCAGTGCAGACAGGGAAGGCCATGCCAAACACCACATGCTGATCAGAAAACTCATCTTGTATGGCGTTCAATGTTTCATGGTCATGCAAGTCAGCGTGACGGTACTCAATCGATCCATCCATGTGCTTGCGAGAATATTCCTTCGTGATCTCATGCGGGTCATGCTGAATGTCAAACGCATAGCACTCGTGGCCGGCATCCGCCCACGGCTTCAATGCCTCGCCAGTGAAATCATATAAACTAATAACAATCTTCATGGCAAATATTGCTCCCCTACAATGTCGTTGGCCGACAAAACAGCCTCAACCTCGTCACAGTAACCGTTGAACCGCTCCTGCGCGGCGTCTGTGTAACGAACATCGCCATTCGGATCAGTCACCAACAAAATATCATTCGGCAAATCACCGTTGTTCTTAACCAACATCAACTCAGCGAGTTGAGTGTACAACTCAATGTATTGCTCCGGTCTAATAATCGCCATCTTCCATAGCCTCCCATAATTTAATGTATGCGTTCAGAAATTTGCGCTGATGAATAAGCAAAGTGGACGAATCCTCCAACGCCAAATCCATGGCATCGCCAACATAATCAGCGTAGCCATTTTCGTTAATCCACCGCTCATATACAGCAACCAACAAAGAACGAACCCCCGCCATATTGCGAGGATCCGTGGATGTGAAATCAAACCGAGGCATCAGTTCGCTTTCCAAATAGCAAGTGCATCAACCTCAGACATGTCATTTAAAATACGCCGACCATTCTTCCACGACCCGTCAGTCACTGTCGGGTGGAACTTGGTCTGGTAAATGCCGTCCTTGCCCTCCATCTCAAACAACACATGAGACTTCAACTTGCGCTTCAAGTCACGCCGCGCCCAAAACTCCTCAACCTCCATGTTGCACCACAGTTCCAAACTCATGGGAAAACCTTCTGAAAAAGTCTCTAAACCCGCTGCCCCAAACAAAGCACACGGCTCAAGACTAGGCATCGACTTGCAATGCGCCTCAACCTCTTTTAACCGCCGGAAAAACGAGGTCCGCTTGCCTGACTTGCCAAACACAGACTTGCTATGCATGTGAACGTCAGTGCAACCGCCATGACCCTGATTGCTAACCTCAGCAAAGACCTTGCCATCTACCCAAAGATTAGCAGTGAAACACAATGTCTCTTCAGACATCCACTCAGTGTACTTAATCGATTTTAATTCCAACTTCATGACTATGCCTCCAAATCAAAACGGTTGCGGACGTTCTCTAGACACTCAGCAAGATCATCGGCCCAACTAACACCATCACCCTCATCGTGAACATTCTGTAGTGCCGCAAACAACGAAAGCTGATCAGCAGTCAATGCGTCCTGCCCCATGGACAGCGCAACCCTGTCACGAACACGGCTGTCACACGCGTTGTCCACACCAACGTTCTCAATTTCTTGGCTGTAATGCTCGTCAGAAATAAAGGCACCGACAGCGCACATGCCGCCGAAACCGTCACGGTACATGCAGGAACTTCCCTTCATGCATGGTTCTTCCATTGACAGAAGGTGCTCGGAAGCTTTGTTAAAGATGGCTTGAAGTTTCATAGTAGTAGTCTCCTGTAAAAATGTTGAGTGCCTGCACCATAACGCCAACATACGGGACATGTCAACAAGGTTAACAAACAAGGGGTAAACGTTAACTTTCACATAAACAAAAAAGGTTGGTAACTTATCCGTCCAAAGTCGCGCTGGAGATTATTTCGCGGCGTGGCCTGTTTACGCTGTTTACACATTCTGGCTAGATTTTTTGATTTTTTTTTTTTTTGAGTGGGTTGGCCTGTAAACAGCGTAAACAGCGTAAACGGCCCCTTCTTTATATGACACCTTTGGTTTACACCTGTTTACAAAAGGTAATGTTTGTTTACAGAATTTCGCCATAATTATAGGGGCCAGTTGTTGCTTGGTTGGGACGATCTCTGATATACCTGTAAACAGCGTAAACATAGTGTAAACGGGAAACGGGGTCCAAATGTCCAACGAAGAACGCTCTTTGACCAATCGACAAATGACTTTTGCACAGAAGATTGTCGAGGGTCTGTATTCTAATGCAGAATGCGCCAGACTTGCAGGGTTCTCTACTAACGTGGCCGCTAAGCAAGCCTCTGTCCTGCTAAACGGGCGAGACTATCCCCATGTGGTCGAGCACATACAACAGTTGAGAGAAGAACGAGAAAGGCGGTACGGGGTGACCACAATCGGGCAGCTTGAACGGCTGTCGAACCTATCCAATGGAGCAGAAGAGGCCGGCCAGTTTTCCGCCGCGATCAACGCCGAAAAGATCCGCTCCGCTTTAGGTGGTCTGACCATAGACCGGCGCGAGAACATCAACACTTTGGATCAGTTGTCCCGCGATGAGATCACGGCCCGTCTTGCTTTGCTACAAAAACAATATCCTCAAGTTTTCCAGATTGAGGGTGATTATAAGGATGTGACCGATGAGCAGAGGACCAGAGTCGAACTTTTGGCAGACGATAAGGCAGAACTTACCTGAAAAATGTTTCGCCACACGTATAGAAAACGTCTCCGGAGGCGGGGTTCCGGATGCTCATTTTGTTTGGGATGGGCTGTCGTTTTGGTTTGAATTGAAGGTAAGTAAAAGCAACGCAGTAAATCTACGACCTCATCAGGTGGCTTGGAACATGGCATATTGGGTGAGAGGTGGCGCGAATTTCATCTTGGTAAAACGAGCCAAGGAGCGCGACTTACTTTTATTTGACGGTGATCAGGGGCCTTTGTTAGCACAGGGAGGCATCTCTGCGGCCCCGCATCGTGTCTTTGACACCCCTGCGGCCCTGTTTGTGGCCCTGCGCCCTGTCTTGATAGACAGGCTCTGCGCCCCTGCGCCCTGCGACCCTGCGCCCTTGAGGTAGGCGCCTGCGCCCTGCGACCCTGCGCCCCTGCGCCCCTGCGCCCTGCGCCCCTGCGCCCTGCGCTGGAAATTATTTTGCGGCGGGGCGCATGTGTCTTTATAAATCCCCTGCCTCAATGGCAAGGGATGCGATGTCACAAGAGATTTCCGCGGTAATCATGACGGGAATTTCTCTTGCATCATTTTGCCTACAAGTCTGGCTTGCTTCATAACATCCATTTTAGGGTGTCTCATTTCAACTATGGTCCGACACTTGTTCCAATACGTTTCTTGCGTCCAGAAGTCGGGGTTCGATTTTACCTCTTGCTCAATTTGGTCCGCAAGATTTTGGGCAGCTTCATAATCCATAACAATTCCTTTCCAATGATTAAAAGCGGCCGGATCCACCGGCCGCTTGATTAACTTAACTTCAATGTTCAACAATGGCAATTGATTTTGCTTTAGTGGATCCCTTGCAAAGCTTGCAAGCGGTACACTGAACACGCCGGCCGGCCTCTTTTGACGCAGGGCAAAGGGTTTCATTTTTCCGGTCCAGATCCCCTAGGTCGATCAGAACGCGAAACGTTCGCCGCCCTGCGGCCCAATGATCCTTGGCTTGTTCATGCGTGTCCGCACTTTGCATTGCAACATCGGGGCGCCATCCGCTTTGGTGGCTATATGCGGTCCATGTGTCGCATTCGCTCAACAGATCATCCCAAACACCGGCCGGCACGGCCGCGGGGTCGCCGTAGGTTCCGACACGTACAAAGCGGCCGCGTCCCATTTCGTTGGCCGGACCGTCTGCATATACGCCCCGTTGGAAAGCTTTCCAAACAATCAAGACACCCTGCCCAAGGTTAACATAACACTTGCGTTTTTTGGCTTGTTTACGCACCGGATCCGTTGTTGGTTCCCCCCGCATGATACAATTGCCGCATATAGTAAAGTCTGCACCGGTTTTACTTGCTTCAAGTGGGTTGATATCCCGACACAAGATATAGGTTTGAACGACTGCGCCGGTCTTCTTATTCCGGTTTGAATATGTCGCGATTACGACGATCGGTTTTCCATCCAATAGGCTCGGCCCGTTGTAGATGATTGCGGATTTCATTGAGTGTTCCTTTCATGTTTGAACAAGTAAACAATAACACAACAACAAGTAACCAACAACAAGATATTTTTCTATTATCCCTGCGGCCCTGCGGCCCCGCCGGCGCCCTGCGGCCCTGCGGCCCCGCCGGCGCCGTTGTTGTTTGATATGTCTAGCCCTGCGCCCTGCGGCCCTGCGGCCCCGCCGGCGCCGGCCCTGGCCCCGCCGGCGCCGGCCCTGGCCCTGGCCTCGTTTCATCCGTGGCGCCGGCCCTTAGTTGACGTGTCAAAACAACAACGGCCGGCCCCTGGGGGCCGGCCGCTGGAGTTAAAATTTTTGGTAGATCAGGTATAGTGATCGAGCCAATCGGTATCTGCTAAGATCAATTCCGAATTGTCTCGGATGTCTTTTGCATAACCGTCTCCCAGTTCAAAGCCCATTGAATGCGGACCTTTGGTCGCGAGAAACCAACGTGCGTATATGTCTTTTGCTTCAGTCTTAGGCATCTTATATGTCTTCAATACGCGATACTCATAGGCGCCTCGCTTATAGATAGCGTAGGGCTTTTCTTGGGCGCGTGTCTTTCCAAATGGGTTCGGCATAACAATGTTTCCTAGTTGTTGATTAGTTGTTGACCTGGAGCCGGCCGGTGGATCCGGCCGGCTCTATTCTTACGCGGCGTCTAAACCGTCAATCGCTTTTGAGATCTTAGCGTTAACCTTGTTGTCTGCATATCCGCCGGTGTAATCTTGTTGCATCCGGATCAACCGGCGTGTCAACTTGCGTTTAACATCGTCATGGATCTTGCTGCGAATGTGCAAGGCGCTAAGCCCCTCAATCAGCATCATCACTTCAATGTACTCTAATTTAATTCTCATCTGTCTTATCCTCATAAATGGTTAAAAGAGCGGCCGGTGGATCCGGCCGCTCTATATGTTTAGGTCGCTGCGAATTTCTTGACTGTGACAGACGTGGCATATTTCTGCCAAACTGTTGGCCGGTTCTCTTTCCACCATTTCAATGATGGTGCGCCTTGACGAATAGACACGGTCCAGACTGCCCAACCGTTCGATACAGCATCAACTCGGAGTGCATCGCGCTCTTTCGTTAATTCCTTGATCTTGCTTTCGAGTGTCGAGATCTTGCCGAGTGTTTCAAGCTTATTCATTTTCGAGATCCTTGGTTAAGATAGCGTTGATTCGCTATAATTAATTATAGATCAGGCATCCAACATGCAGTCAATACTAAAACGGCAATCATTCCGGTCTAATTTAAATTAATCTGCAGGATCTGCAGGATCTGCAGGATCCACCGGCCGGCCGGCCGTGTCTATCTGCAGGATCTGCAGGCCGGCGCCGGCCGTGCTTAGGGGTAACTTGACGCTATCCGGCTCATAATCCGCCAGAACAGCGAGGGGCACCCCCCATATTTGGCCCAGGGATTGCTCCCCAACGCGCTGGTGTATTGGTCTGGTAAATTCATTCGTGTATAAATTCATTAGGCCCTATTGGCCCCCCTAAAAATTGCGGGTATATTTTCATTTGGGTTTACTATATTGTACCGTCAACAGGTAGCGAGGCGCGATGTCCGTAGATACAGCATATAAGTTAGCGGGAGAGCAGATTGGTTTAAACGAGACTGATCAGAAGGCCGCGTTGATGGATTATTTATCCACGGGCGGTGTAAACATTGACCCTGCTGAACGTGCGTGGTGCGCGGATTTTGTTAATGCGACATTGACTCAGTCTGGTGTTTCGGGTGCTCCATCTAGTGGCCGAGCGCGTGATTTTTTAGAGTTTGGAGATCCTGTTGACTCACCAGAGCAGGGTGATTTGGCTGTTTTTTGGCGCGGTGCTCTTGGTCCTTTGGGTAACAAGGGTCATGTTGGATTTTTTGACGGGTATGATGAAGACGGCAACATCATGGTTTTGGGTGGGAATCAGGGTGACAGTGTAAGTCGCAAGTCTTATTCGAAGCATCGGTTATTGGGTTTTCGCAGTTACGACAGTGCATCTGGTCAGAAGCAGGCTACGGGGATAGAGGAGTTATCTCCTGCACCGGACGAAAGTTTGGCTGGGGAGTCTCCGTCTCCTAATCCGTTACTTACGCAGTCTGCTCAGCCTGCATCGGATTTCAATACTATTAATGACGGTATACGTGATTTGCTTGGCACTAAGAGTTTCACTCAGGCTAGGGGCACTCCGCCACCTAGTGGTAGGTTTGGTCGCAAGGGTGACATGAGTCCTTTGAGCAGTTTGCCTGTCCCTGGTTTAGGGTCTATAGCTACTTACTCAACTCCTGGCGGCATTGATACATTACAAAGAGGAAGATAGAAGCATGGCCGATGACAGCAATTGGATGGATGTTGTAAAGGACACTTGGGACGAGATTACGTCTTTCGGCGCGGCGGAAACCAAGACTTATAACGGCAGTTCTAGTTCTAGTTCTAGTGGTGGCAGTTCTAGTGGTGGCAGTTCTAGTGGTGGCGGCAGTTCTAGCAATAAGAGTAACACAAGCAGTTCTAGTGGTGGCGGCAGTAAGAATACTGCTCCCACCAATCAGGACCGGATTAATGAGCTTTACGCCTCCAGCAGTGATCCTTGGGACACGTATGGAGCTGAGCTGAACGCTTTACTTACTGCCGGCCGCAGTAATACTTACACCGGTGCCACTAGTAGTGGTGGTGGTAACTCCACTGTCAGTAACCGCGGCACCACTAGTGGCGGGAGTACATCTAGTGGCGGTGGCGGTAGTACATCTAGCGGTGGTCGTACATCTAGTGGCGGTTCTTCGAGCAAGACCACGAAGAAGGCTCAAGTTACTCGGAACGGCAAGAAGGTTGACGTTGACGTTCTTGGTCAGGTTAGTGCCAACGGCCAGTACGCTGGTGATGGGTTTGAGTGGACTCAGAATGAAAACACCAATGCTTTAAGTCGTGTGTACACGGGAGCGGGTAAGGGCAACGGTTTAGGCAGTGCTGTTGTTCAGGCGGGTAGTGCTGACAGTACTTTGAAGGAGACGATTGCGGGGATTTCTTTAAACGAGGGTAGTTCGTTTGCTGGTGCCAAGTCTTCGGCTACTGACGGTAGTTTCTTTGACATGTTCAAGCCGGAGGGTGAGCGGAAGCGTTCTGGTTCTTACGCTGAACAGGTTGGTAATACTAATTACAAGCCTTCGTTGGGTGTTTTGGAGTCTTCATCTTCTCCGGGGTCTTTTGGGGATGCATTTGCAGATGCGCGTAAGAGTGGCAAGGACGTATTTGATTACAATGGTTCTTCTTTCAACACTCAGCTAGCACCGGAGCCTCGTCCTTTAGACTCTGTTCGACCTCAGATCAGGCCTGAGGAGGTTTTTGCTTTGGGTGACGCGGAGGCTGCGAAGATTGATTACACACCGGACTATGGTTCGATGGGGTTTGGAGAGCGTGGTCGTGGTGGTCCGGGTGCTCTTCCTTCGGCGGGTAATCCATTGCAGGCTCTTGTTGATTTAAGGGACACGGTTCCTTCGGCCTTATCGGCTGGAGAGCGTTTACAGGCTAATCAGTTTGAAAACAGCAATAACTACAACGAATACTTTAATTATGATCCGTCTGGTAGTTATGATGTTGCACAGGCTGGTCCGGGATTCCCTGGTGGCGGGGGCGGCAGTACTTTAACGCCGGCGTCTTCTTTAGTGGATATGTTTACCAATCCTCGCCTTGGTTACGAGGCTGGACAGGATTTTGTCACGTCTCTTCAGGATCTTGCTCCGAGTTTAAGGCCGCTTAGGGAAGGGATTAGCGACGAGTTTTATGGTCGCACTTCGGAACCTAGGGTTAATGTTCAGGAAACTATGGCCGATGCGGATGCAAAGGTTCCCACTACTTTGGAAAGCGTGGCTGGCGTTGGGTCGGATATGGTTAACGCACTTCGTAACGTACCGAAAGGGGTTTTTAACGAGGTAGCGGATGCGATTGAAGGAGTCTCTACATATAATAAAGCCACGCGTCCCATGGGTGTCCTTCAGGACAGCAGCACCAACCCTTTCATTCCAACAGAGTTGGTGATTGCTGATGAAATTCAGAAGCTCTTCCGAGATCCAAATTCTGATTACAATAAGGCCAATATCTTAGGCCAAGACCAGAGTTACATGTCTCCATTGGACACAGCGATAGAGAAGGCTTCAGGCGTTTTAAGAGATGGTGCTAGTGCTCTTGGCGAGTTTTTTAACGCAGGGGACACAGCGGTCATTGACAGTGGTAAAGGCCCACTAGTCGATCAAGTTTCAAACATTAATGCCACTGGAACCTCTGACAAGGTGATGAACATGATGGCGGAAGAAGGTATAGCGGGGTCCTTAATTGACCTGGGGATGAGTCTTAATGCCCCCGGCAGACTAGTGGGGGCGGGATTTAACGCCGCCGAGGCCACTCAGGGGTTAAATACTCAGATAGCTACAACCTTGGCGGAACAGTACAAAAAGGGTGCGTTGGACGGTAACGCTACGTTTCGTGAAGCTTTGAAAGCGCAGAACGGAGATGTTCCGGCAGCTTTGAACGCGGTAGCTGATCTAGCCTACAACCAAAACTACGGTAAGGTTGGGACTTTCGGCGCGGTAGATATGTTTGGTCCCAAGGGACTCGTTAGCACGGCTGCCCGTGAGGGCGCGCAAGGTGGCGCGGAGAATTATGCCGCCTACGATGCTATTAATCGTGCGTTAAACACAAACTTTGATCCCATGACCAATATTGTAGGAGCAGCGGCAACTGAAGCCCTTGCGGGAGCCGCAGGGGGGGCTGCTGTTACAGGTGTGGATATATTTTCTAATGCTGTATCAAGCCGCCAGAATAAGGAGATGACTGAAGCTGTTGACGCGAGTGACGCTGCAATGGGCAATCTCCCGGCACCTTCCACATCTCCGGCTCCTGCCGCCTCACTTGTCAGCGCGGGAGAATTGAGCCTTGCTCCTGCACCTTCCACATCTCCGGCTACCGTAACGCCTCCAAGCACCTTGGCTCCTGCGGTTCCTACTTCGGGCCAGGCTCCAGTGCAGGTGGCTACGCCTACAGGAATCGAGACTGTTGCTCCGGATCAAATAGCGTATGATCCAACGGTATTCCCAAATTCAGGGGAACTTGCAAAGAGTACCGTGGAATCATCTTTCAATCCCCCGACTCCTGCTCCGGCCACGTCTATAGATGCAATGGCGGCACAGGAGATTCTAAACGATCTTGCTCGTGAAGCGAGTTTCACGGGTGAACAGGTTTCTCCTCAGACTTTAGACAATATAATGGGAGCTACTGGTCTTGGTATAGATGATATAGGGTCCATGATGGAGCAGGCCTACAACGAGGCATCCGCTGATGGAGCAAGGCTCAATTCTACGGATCCCCAGAGCAGTGTGGACTCCTCTGCGGGTGCGCTGGACAACCGTGTAAAGAGCGCCTTAACTAAAGAGCTTCAAAAAGAGAGCCAGTTGGGGCCTGATTACAATAACTACAACGAATTAAACAACCGACAGATGCTGCAAGCCCTACTGGATGAGGACCAGAACATTGCTGCTTTGGGGGATGACGGTGGAATACCTATCCCTGAAGATCGGAGTAGATTGTTGATAGACGAGGGCATCGGCCGAGACTTTGGTTCTACGGTTCCTAGCCTGACCAGAGACACTCCGGAGGCACAATTGGCTAGACAGCAGGCGAATCGGGAACGCGCTGAGAACAACCGCGCTAAGACGCAGGCAGAGGCAGAAGCTGTTGCTGGCATGGAAGCTGCGGATCTTTCCTTGCCGGTTGATCCTGATTATGCCGCGTCTCTTCAGAACTTTGACACACAGGGTGTACCGTTAGTGGATAGTCCGGCAGCGCAGGCTGATCGGCGCAGGACGATTGCCAATCGTTTAAAGGGTGAAGCGGAGGCCGCGGCGATGGCTCCGTTAAATATAGCGCAAGATGCCCTAGATGATGTGGATAACGATAATACTGTGGCTAACGCCAAGGCTGACGTCTTAGCGCAACGTGCTGAGATGCTAGACGCTAATAAAACGTATCAAGACTACATACAAACTAAGGCTAGCTTGGATGCCGTAAACGCAGCTATTAAAGATGGTGAGGGACAATTTGGACCTAATGGACCTGGGGATCCTAATTTTGGGCAAGTCGATTTTGAGCAAGCGATTGCCAACAACCAGTTCGGGGATGCAGGCAGTCTTGTAGTGGATTCACCCCTTACTATTATTCGGGATGGCGAGGCTCTCCCTGCTTCGGATGTTGAAACCCCAGTAGAGAACCCTGAAATGAGTTTTGAAGAGGCGGTGACACTCATTAATGCGGAGGGATCTCCTAATATTATTCGGGATGGCGCGGCTCTTCCTCCTTCGGATGCTCAGAACCCAGTAGTGGACCCGGAGATAAGTTTCGACGAGGCGGTGACAATCATTGATGCGGAGGGGTCTGCAGTTCCAGAGGCGGAGGTGGATGAGGAAGGCAACACGGTGATCGAAGTTGCACAGGTTCCTGCAATAGTACCTACAACGGTTCCGCAGGCCGGAATTAAAACCAACCCATCTAGTGAAATTCTTGAGGGGGACATTTTGTATGAGTTGGGGCCATACAATAATGCGGAGGAAGAAAAGGCCGAGGGGGTCACTATAGATGTTGACGGAACTTTCGACGGGGAAATTCTCAACCCAGAGATTTCCACAGATGTGAATGGAACGAATCCGGATGGTAGCGTAACTATTGACCTTGATGCCGAGACAGATCCGAGCACACCAGCAATTTCTCCCCCACCTCAAAATACCGACCCCAGTACTGTGCCTACGACCAACACCACTGCAAGGCCTCTGATTGAGGTTGATGTTGATAGGGATGAAGAGGAAGAAGAGGGAGTTGAGGTTGAGGTTCCTAATTCCCCCTTTGTGTTTGAGTTAGGAGGAGACGATGATCCTCGCCGGAAAGTTCCTAAGGCTGGGGTTGCTCCTGCGATGGAGGAGTGTCCTGATGGATACGTTCAGGTCAGGGGTCCAGACGGACGTCTGATGTGCCAGAAGACATTCACGCAGAATAGGCAGAGAGCCGGCGCGAGTACTCAAGCGTATACTGGTATAAACTCAGGCAAACAACGTGGTTCTGGGCAGACACGGAAGGAGTACGAGGTTGTCCAAGAGATCTTGTCACCCAACGAAAAAGAAACTTTGGTTGAAGTTGATGCTAAATCTCTTCTAGGGATGCTATGAACTTACAATCGTTACCTGAGGAAGCTTTAAAAGAAATCTTGGCCTTAACAGAGGCCAAGAAACGGTTGGATTTACGGGATAAAGCTCAAGATTACTTCATGCCGTTTGCACACCATGTGTATGATAACTTCATTGAAGGTCGCCATCACCGAATTATTGCGGAAAAGTTAGAGAAGGTTGCCAGAGGCGAGTTAAAACGTCTGATTATTAACATGCCCCCTCGTCATTCTAAGTCTGAGTTCGCCAGTTATCTGATGCCGGCGTGGTTTTTGGGCAGGAATCCTAAGCTAAAAATTATTCAAGCCACACACAACACAGAGTTGGCGGTGCGTTTTGGCCGCAAGGTACGTGATCTTATAGACGATCCACAATATAAAGACATCTTTCCTGACACCAGTCTGAAAGAGGACAACAAAGGGGCTGGAAAATGGCAAACGAGTGCGGGTGGTGAGTACTTTGCAGCGGGTGTAGGTGCTGCGGTTACTGGTCGTGGCGCGGATTTGTTTGTTATTGATGACCCACATTCGGAACAGGACGCTTTAAGCGAGACTGCTTTTGATCATGCCTATGAATGGTACACTTCTGGTCCTCGTCAGCGCCTTCAACCGGGCGGTGCGATCATAATTGTTATGACTCGCTGGGGGAAAAAGGACTTAACTGGCCGACTTCTTGCTGCTCAAGGCAATGACATCATGTCTGACCAATGGGAAGTTGTAGAGTTCCCTGCAATTCTTCCGTCTGACAAGCCTTTATGGCCTGAGTTCTGGGAAAAAAATGCTTTACTGTCCATTAAAGCTTCGTTGCCTGTACAAAAATGGAACGCTCAGTGGCAACAGACTCCAACTGCGTCTGATTCTGCTATTATCAAGCGAGAATGGTGGAAAGATTGGGAAGAGGACGAGATTCCCCCAGTTAAGTACATTTTGCAGGCGTATGACACTGCGTTTTCCAAGAAAGAAACGGCGGATTACTCTGCTATAACTACTTGGGGTATCTTTTGCCCTGAAGAGGGTGGTCCTGATCACATAATTTTGATGGATGCCCAACGGGGAAGGTGGAATTTCCCTGAATTAAAGCAAGTTGCTTTTGATGAGCATGGCTATTGGGAGCCAGACATGGTCTTAGTAGAGGCCAAAGCAACGGGTACGCCACTTATAGACGAGTTGCGGCTCCGCGGCATACCGGCACTGGGCTTTTCCCCAGGCAAGGGAAATGATAAGGTTACTAGGATGCACATGGTTGCTCCGTTGTTTGAGGCGGGTGTTGTTTGGGCGCCAACGGACAAAAAGTTTGCAGATGAAGTGATAGAAGAAGTAGTTTCATTTCCTAATGGTGACTATGACGATTTTTGTGATAGTATGACACTAGCACTTATGCGATTTAGAAAAGGTGGGTTCATCTCTTTAGAGGGAGAAAACGACGAGCCTGACATTTATCGCCGTAAACGGGAGTATTACTAATGGCCTTGCCACCTATGCAAGTAGATTCGGGCATAACACCTGAAGACATGATACCGACTGAGGCATCTGTAGATGTGTCAGTACCACAGCCAGAGACATTCGATGGCGGTGCTCAGATAACGGAGGATGGTCAAGGCGGTGCTGTTATTGAGGCTTTGTCTGCTGTAATGGCGGGAGAAGAGGCCTCGGAAGAAATTGATCATGGGGCTAATTTATCCGAATACTTAGATGATGCGTATCTTGGGGAGCTATCGACAGACCTCCGAGGTTCTTATCAAGAAGATCAGGAGTCACGGGCAGATTGGGAAGAGGCATACACTAAAGGTTTAGACCAGCTAGGGGTGGTTTATAAGGAACGCACCCAGCCTTTTGAGGGTGCCAGTGGTGTGACCCATCCTCTCATTGCTGAGAGTGTTACTCAATTCCAAGCCCAAGCTTATAAAGAGTTACTTCCGTCTGGAGGTCCAGTAAAAACTCAAGTGCTAGGTCTTCAAGATCCTGCTAGGGAAGAACAGGCTGGCCGTGTAAAAGAATTTATGAACTACCAGATCACTGAGGTCATGGAAGAGTTTGATCCAGATATGGATCAGTTATTGTTTTATTTACCGTTATCTGGGTCTACGTTTAAAAAGGTTTACTTTGACGAGTCCAAACAACGTGCGGTGTCGAAGTTTGTTCCGGCTCAAGATCTAGTGGTTTCTTACGCGGCGTCTGATTTACATACGGCGTCTCGCGTTACGCATGTTCTTAGGATGGATGCTAATCAAATTCGCAAGTTACAAGTCGCGGGTTTTTATCGGGACGTTGCGCTTAGTAGGTTTGAAAGCGAAGAAAATGAAGTCCGTCAAAAGGTGGACGAGATTCAGGGTACGTCTAGAACCTATACCGACGAGACGTTTACCATCCTAGAGATGCATGTTGACGTGGACCTTGAGGGTTTCGAAGACATGTCTCCAGACGGAGAACCAACCGGTATTGCTCTTCCATATATCATTTCAGTGGATGAGGGGTCTGGACACGTTTTATCTATTCGAAGAAACTTTGAAGAAGGCACTGGTATTGCTAAAAAACAGCAGTACTTTGTTCATTACAAATTCATGCCAGGTTTGGGTTTCTACGGCTTTGGTTTAATACATATGATTGGCGGTCTTGGACGCGCAGCAACGAGTATCCTTCGGCAACTTATTGACGCAGGAACTCTTGCGAACCTCCCAGCGGGTTTCAAGGCTAGAGGCGTAAGGCTTCGTAACGAAGATGAACCCTTACAGCCGGGTGAGTGGCGGGACATAGATGCACCTGGGGGGAATATACGGGACGCGATTATCCCGTTACCATACAAGGAACCGTCAGCGACTCTGGCGCAGCTTCTTGTGGCCCTTGTAGAGGGGGGCAGACGCTTTGTATCCCTTGCTGACCAGCAAACGGGCGATGGCAACAGTCAGGCGCCTGTAGGCACCACTGTGGCTCTCCTAGAGCGCGGCATGAAAGTTATGTCTGCGATACATAAACGTCTGCATTATGCTCAGAAACAAGAATTTAGGATTCTTGCTAGGATATTTAGGGACAATATCCCACAAGAGTATCCCTACGATGTTGAGGGCGGCAACCGAACTATTATGGCTTCGGACTTTGATGACAGGATAGATGTGGTTCCGGTCAGCGATCCCAACATTTTCTCTATGGCACAGAGAGTAACCCTAGCTCAAACCCAGTTGCAGTTAGCTCAGTCTAACCCTCAGATGCACAACCTTCATGCGGCGTATCGTAGGATGTATTTGGCTTTAGAAGTCCAGAACATTGACGAGATACTGCCTCCACCTCCGGAGCCAAAGCCTTTAGATCCGGCTATTGAGAACGCTCGTGCATTAATGGGTGAGATTTTAAATACGTTTCCACATCAAGACCATGACGTACACATTCGGTTGCATGTGGCTTTCATGAAAACTCCTTTGGTTATGACTTCCCCACAGGTAATGGGTACGTTTTATGCACACGTAATGGAGCATGTATCTCAGAAAGCACGGCAGCTAGTAACGAAAGAGATCGAAGAAGTTATTGGACAGGCACAGTTGATGGCCCAAAGCGGGGCAATAGATCCTCAGATGGCTCAAGAACAGATTATGAAAGTTCAACAAAACATGCAGGATCCTGCTCAAATGGAGAAACTTATTTCCATGCAGATGGAAAAGATCATGATGGATGTTCTTCCTGATCTCATGCCTGTTGGTAACAGTCCAATGGAAGACCCTCTCGTTCAAATTCGTATGCAAGAGCTTGCAATAAAAGAAAAAGATTTGAAGCGTAAGACTGAAGAGGACCAAGGTCAGATGCTTGTTGAGCTTCAGAAGATGGAACAACGTGCCGCTACGGATGCAGCTCGGATTGAGAGCCAAGAGGATATTGCAGGAAACAGAAACAAAGTTAACCGAGAACGGATTGATATTCAGCGGAAGGCTGTAGCTAGTAGGGGGTAAACCCTAGTTAGGCAGGAAAATGATCGACCCTATCTCAGCTTTTGCGGCTGCTAATGCTGCTTTCAAGGCCGTAAAGCTGGTGGTCGGTGCGGGGCGTGAGCTAGAGGATGTTAGTAAACAGCTAGGGTCGTGGTACTCTGCGGTGGCAGATATTTCCAGGGCGGAATCTCAGCGCAAGAATCCTACATTTTTTGAGAAACAATCTCAAGGCTCTGTTAATATAGAGCAAGAGGCAATGGATATAGTTATCCGCAAAAAGACTTTACTTGAGCGGGAAAAAGAAATTAAGTTTATGCTTAATATGAGGTTCGGGCCGTCTTGCTATGACGATATGCTTAATATGCGTAGGCAAATACGCAAGGAAAGAGAAGAAACTGTGTATGCTGCAATGGAAGCCAAGAGACAGATTGCTAACAACGCTGCAATAGGTGGCTTATCTTTTGGTATTATTGCCGTACTTGGTGGCGGAATTTATTTACTTGTAATGGTGACACAATGATTAAGGCTTTAATTTGTTCGGTTGCGCTAGCTGGGGTGGCAAACCCCACTCATGTTCAATGTCATTTGTGGAAAAGATTTACTGACCGAGATGGTCAGAAAGTTTGTGTTTATCGTTTTAGCGCAGGATTTGGAGGGTTGGGTTATCACTACCCAACGTTGAGTTACTCTGAGTGTCCTAAAGTTTATAGCTGTGTTTATGAAAAGAAGGACAAAAGACCAAGTTTAAGTGAAATATTGGACGGCCTTAAAGGAGGGTTCTGAAATGAAGAATGCGTTTGAGAAAATTCTAGAGTATCGGTTGATGCCGCGTTTTATGATGTTGGTTATGACAATTGTTTATATTCGCGTAATTGAGTTCGCCATAACCGTTCCTGATCTAAGTTCACAACACGCTGCGGTTGTATCTGTAGTCACGGGAGCCATGACAGGAGCATTCTCGGTATGGTTGAGTTCAGAAAAGTAAACAATGTAATAGACGCGCCTACTTGGCTGAGCGAAATGGACAAACAATTCGTAGTCTTGGAGCGACAGAAGACTGAAATACGTAACCAAGCTAAACTTATATCGGAGCAATGTGATGATAGGCGGAATAGTAACAGCGATTAGTGGTTTAGCTAGTAGCTACATTGACGGTAAGACAGCAATTCAAAAAGCAAACGCTGAAATAGCGTTGAAAAAGGCCACATCGGAAACTGATTGGGAACAGTCAGCTATAGAGGCGAGTAAGGACAGTTGGAAAGACGAGCTATGGACGCTGGTTTTCGTGGCAATTCTATTACTAAATTTTATCCCATCAATGCAGGAAGTAATGGCGAAAGGTTTTGCTAATCTTGAGACTACACCGTTATGGGTGCAATGGGGGATGTACTGTAGTATTGCTGCAAGTTTTGGTATCAGAACTATTAAAGGTTTTAAGAAGTGAGTTACGACAAATCAAATGACGATGAGTTCACCTCGGTGTGGAATTGGAAAGGGACAGACTATGGGTTACGTACTGGGTAAGAGAAGTTTACAGAAACTAGGAACTGTCGATGATAGGCTGCAGCGAATTGTCTTTCACGCCATTTCGGTTACCAAACAAGATTTTTCTGTTATTTGCGGGATCCGCAGCCATGCAGAGCAGAAGAAGTTGGTTTCTTCGGGTGCTTCTCAAACCATGAAAAGTAAACATCTTGAGGGTCTGGCAGTAGATCTAATGGCATATAACAATGGCGGCAGATGGGAACTAAATCTGTATGATGAAATAGCTGACGCCATGGCCCAAGGTGCGTTGCATGAACGGGTGCCGATTAGATGGGGCGCGGCTTGGCATATCGATGATATTGGGGACTGTGATTTAACTGCGGAAGGTGCTATGAATCAATACATAGACTTGCGTAGATCTCAAGGGCGCCGTCCGTTTATCGATGCACCTCATTTCGAAATCGTTCAATAAAGGAACAGTAAAATGGCTGAAAAAACAACTAAGACATCAAGAACTGGCGCTCAGTTTTACCAATCCGACAAAGAGAAAAAAGAAAGACTTAAACGTGGTGGGAAAGAAACTAAAACTGAAAGTGCTATAAACGAGGCCCTGTTAGAAAAAGTCCTCAGCGGTGAAATGACAACAAAAGAAGCTGGGAGAATGGGAGCAAACGTTTTTATAGACTCTGTAGAGGACGTTCATAGAAGAACAGATGGTCAGAAGGCGTATGAAAAAAAGTTAAAGACAGGTTCTATGGCAGACCGCCCAGGAAAAGGCAGTGATGAACCTATTACAAAACTTAACAAAGGCGGGAAAGTCCAAGGTTATATGCACGGCGGGAAAGTCCGTGCAGGGGATGTTAGGTTCAATAACAAAAGAGGTCAAACGTATTAAAATGACCACAATAATGATAAGCATTCTTCCAGAGGGCATTCCTGTGGATAAGATGGAGGCAACGGAGGAAGGGTTTTCTTGTCCGTTGCCTACACAAGACGCAGATGCCAACATGGAAAACAAAGACATGGCGGAGTACCAGCACGAATACGGAGAGTGCTTGGACGAGGATGTGTGTTGTGGAACTTGTTCATTTTACAATCAAACAGAACAAATGCAAAAGTGCATAGAAGACGATTCAGGTCTTACAGGCTATTGCCAACTGTTGAAGTTTGTTTGTACAAGTGAAAACACATGCAATGAGTGGATGGGTGGCAACCCTATTACATCCAATCCACAGGAGGAATACAAGGATAACCTATAATGGATGTTGTCGATCTCGCTAAATACTTGTATAAGCGAATTGAAGAGAGGCAAGCAGATATCACCGCCGCTCTTTCTCACGGTTCAGTACAGAACTGGGAGCAGTACAAAATGTCGGTAGGAGAGATACGGGGACTCTCTTTTGCGCGTGAAGAAATCAAGTCCCTGCTGGAGAGAAACGTAGACGATGCCGAAGACTTTATATCTTCCTGACCATGTCGCGCAGAAAATAAACAAAGATAAAGACAGTATTGATCCTGAATCTTTGGATAGCGCGTATGTTGACGCTAATGACCGGGTGCTGGATCCGGCCCTTTTAGACAAACCTTTAGTTGACAGATTGCCTCAACCCACAGGGTGGAGATTGTTGGTTATGCCTTACCAAGGCAAAGCTAAGACTGCCAGTGGACTACACATCCCAGATGAGATCCGAGAGCGTGAGGCTGTAGCTACGGTTGTTGCTTATGTAATGAAGTTAGGTCCATTGGCCTATAAAGACCCTAGTAAATTTGGGGACGGTAGTGGCACTCATGCCGCAGAAGGTTGGCCTTGGTGCAAAGAAGGTGACTGGGTTTGTATAGGCCGATACTCTGGATCTAGATTTAAGATAGATGGCGGGGAGGTTCGCATCATTAATGATGACGAGGTGATAGCTACTTTACTGGAACCAGATGACATTAAGCATATATAGGGGCGAAAATGGCTGAGGAAAACATGGACGAAGACGTTATTGTTTCGGAAGAAACATTCGTTGGAGAAGAAGAGAAGCAACAGGTAGCGGTTTCGGATGACGATTCTGGAGATTCCGAACTAGAGTCGTATAGTAAAGGCGTACAAACACGCATTAACAAGCTTACGGAGAAACGCCGTCAAGCTGAGCGCGATCAAGCTGAAGCACTTAGAGTGTCGCAACAACTTCTTGAAGAGAACAAGCAGTTAAGGTCTAAGGTTCAAGCCTTGGACACAGGTTATTTGTCTGAGTATGGAAACCGATTACAAGCGCAAGAGGAACATATAAAGAGAGTTCATCGGGAAGCTTATGATGCTGGAGACTCTGACAAACTATTAGAGACTCAGCAAGCCATGGCGGCTATGGCGGTTGAAAAAAACCGTTACAACACTGCAAAGGCTAGGGCCGAACAGCAAAATAAGGTGCAAGTTCAGCAGCAACAGCAACAGCAACAAGCTCCCCAAGCACAGCAACGTCCCCAAGCACAACCTCATCCTCGTGCGGTCCAGTGGAAAGAAAAAAACTCTTGGTTTGGACCGGACGATGTCATGACTGCCGGAGCTTTAGCTCTGCATCATAGGTTGGAATCAGAAGGATTTGACTCAGCGACTGAAGACTATTACACTGAGTTAGACAAACGTGTTCGAAAGGAGTTTCCTCATAAATTCCAGAGCGCGAAGAAAACGGGTGGAGCACAGGTCGCATCTGCTGCTGCTTCAGCATCCCGCCAACCACACCACACAGGGCGCAGGTCAGTCAAGTTAACGCCGTCACAGGTATCGATTGCGAAAAAACTAGGTGTACCACTCGAAAAATACGCTCAGTATGTGAAGGATTAAAACAATGACTACAGACACCAGAACTTCTCGAAAGAGTGAAACTCGCGATAAAGAAGCGCGCAGAAAACCATGGGCACCACCAAGCCATCTTGAAGCACCAGAACCTCCAGTGGGTTTTTGTCATCGTTGGATTAGAGTTGCAATGCGTGGCGAAGAGGACAAAATGAATGTCCACTCCAAAATGCAAGAAGGTTGGGAACCCGTCAGACTTGACGAGTATCCAGGCTATAACGCACCTGTTATCGACAGTGGTAAATACCAAGGGGTTATTGGACAAGGCGGTCTGATGCTGTGTCGTATACCTGAAGAAACAGCCCAAGAAAGAAACGCGTACTACACGGGCCGCACCCGCGAAGCCATGGTTGCTGTAGATCAGGACTTAATGAAGGAGCAACATCCTTCAATGCCGATTTCTAATAGTCGGCAAAGTCGAGTATCATTCGGAGGATCTCGTAGAGACTCCGACTAACAAAGAGGATTGCTATCATGGCAAACAGTAATGGTGCATTCGGACTACGTCCGATTGGCGTGGTCGGACAGGCCGCGAACACCACCGGAATGACAGAGTACCGAATCGCATATGGGAACGCTGTTCCCATATATCAGGGTTCACCTGTAATCCCCAAATCAACTGGCGTTATCGAAGCCGTTGGGGCTGCAACTGGAGGCACTGTAGGCCTTCTTGGTGTTTTCTGGGGATGCGAGTATGTCTCGTCTGTCACTGGTGAAAAAATCTTTTCCAACTATTGGCCTGGTTCCGGCGCAGACTCCAACCATCCGGTTGTAGCTTTCGTGTACGACAACCCAATGACTACCTTTACCATTGCATCGGATGCTACTCTCACGAGTGAATCCACGGCGCGTGAACATGTGTTTGCAAATGCAAACTTTGCGGGTGGTGATGCAGGTTCGACTACCACGGGTATTTCGTCAGCCAAGCTCGGTGTAAGTACTATCGGCACCGAAGCCGCAAAGCATCTTCGCATTATGGGTATTCAAAACGACCCTGAAAACAGCGATTTTACCGCCGCGGGTGTTTCATTAATTGTTCGATTGAATAACAGTTTCAACTCCGCCAATGGCGCGATTGTTGCTGGTACTCCTTCGACCACTGGCGTATAGGGGGGTCTAAAAAATGGCTATTTCACGCGCACAACTAGCGAAAGAGCTAGAACCAGGCCTCAACGCATTGTTTGGGATGGAGTACGACAGGTACGAAAACCAACATGCGGAAATCTACACTACTGAATCATCAGACAGAGCGTTTGAGGAGGAAGTTATGTTGAGTGGATTTGGCGCAGCACCCACCAAATCGGAAGGTTCTGCTGTCAACTTCGATGACGCAAACGAAGCATATACTGCTCGTTACAATCACGAAACTATCGCATTGGCGTTCTCTATAACAGAGGAAGCTATCGAAGACAATCTCTATGATCGTCTTGGTTCGCGGTACACTCGTGCGTTGGCTCGTTCAATGGCACACACCAAGCAAGTTAAGGCCGCAGCGGTTCTTAACAACGCGTTTACCGGTGGTGCTAATGCCGGTGGTGATGGAGTTGCTCTCTGTGCTAACAACCACCCGCTCACAAACGGCGGAACATTTTCAAACACGCCAGCAGTTGCTGCTGACTTAAACGAAACATCCCTTGAGGATGCTTTGATTAACATTGCGGGTTTTGTTGATGAACGTGGTTTGAAGGTTGCTCTTCGTGGCACCAAGATGGTCATCCCTCGTCAACTGCAATTCGTTGCAGAGCGTTTGATGGTTTCCAATCTACGTGTAGGAACAGCAGACAACGATACCAACGCGATCCGTTCAATGGGAATGTTGCCTAACGGTTATACCGTTAACGACTTCATGTTGGATCCGGACCACTTCTTTGTGCTGACAGATGCTCCTCGTGGAATGATCCACTTTGAGCGGACTGCTCTGTCCACTAATATGGAAGCGGACTTCGACACAGGCAACATGCGATTCAAAGCGCGTGAGCGTTACAGCTTCGGCTTTAGCGACCCACGTTGTATCTACGGATCTCCTGGCGTCTAAGAGAAACGCACTCGTTGGTGTAAGTTTGAAAGGGGTTGCTTCGGTGGCCCCTTTCTTTTTTCTAGCACTTATGTATAGTGTTATTATCCCTGACAAACACATGGTGTGTTTGACGTTTGCCAAGACAGGAGTCTCACATGGCTAATACAACTTTTTCAGGCCCAATCCGGGCTGGGAATATTAAGAACACAACTGGAACCACTGTCGGCACGGACATTGCTAACATTGGTTATGTTGTTATGTTTCAAACTCATACAATAGATCTTTCGAATGGGGCAATTGATCCAGTTGCTCAAACGGGCGCGTGGGAAACCAACATGGTAATTCCCGCCAACTCTCATATCATTCAGGTAGTGGTTGATTTATCTACTGCGGCGAACACTACAACAAACCTTAGTGTTGGAGATACCGTTGGCGGTGCCACTACAATCCTAAACACCTTAGCTACGGGTACAACTGACGGTCTTAAAACCATCACCACCCAAGGCGGAGGCACAGGTGAGTGGGCAAACAGTGGTACAGCAGATCTTAAGCTCACGGTAAAAAACACAGCGGCTACTACTGCTGGCGTTGCAGTAATCAAGATCATGTACGCACAAGCTTACAACACCGTAATTCGTCCATAAGGAGGCTTACCTATGGCTGGCTCAGACATAGCAGCATACAACTGGGAGCAAGGTGACACGGCGGCTCTAGTGGGTCCGTCGAGATGCCGACTTCAAGCGGTGAATATATACGCGGAAACAGCAGGTTCTTTCACTCTCACTAACGGGAGTGGGGGAGCAACCCTGTTGACGCAGAAGTTCCCTGTGGGAATGAACGAAGTTTACATCCCTGAGGCGGGAATGTTGTTTACTTCGGGAGTTTACGTGTCCGCATTTACAGGGGCCAACAATGAACTTACCTTTCTTCTTTCGTAGGGGTAACAGATGGCTAAGATCGACAAGTCCAAGATGGCTTGTAACAAGCCTAAACGCCAAATATCTGGCGGTAAAAAATCTGTGGTCAAAGCTTGTGACAAGGGTAAAGAAAAAATTATCCGGTTTGGCGATGCGAACATGACGATTAAGAAATCAGATCCTAAACGGCGAAAGTCGTTTAGGGCGCGTCATGGGTGTGATAAAGGTAAATTAGACAAGTTAAAGGCCAAGTATTGGTCGTGCAAGGCATGGTGATCTAATGGACAAAAGCGTTCAGTTAATGATTGTAGGAACAATTCTTGCGCTAGCTTCCTCCGGTCTTGTGTGGATGGTTGCCACTCTTATTGTAGTGGACAAACGCACAGAAGTTATGGACGTTAAAATAGACCATGTAGTACAAGCTATCGATGAGATAACCCGAAGAAAGGTAGTCTATGATCAGCCGGGGACAAGAAACTTTTCAAGTATCCAAAGGGAGAAGTGAGATGGGAAAAAAGGGTCTTTGGGATAACATCCGCAAAAGAAAAGCTAGCGGTAAAAAGATGCGGGAAAAGGGAGCACCTGGTGCGCCTACCGATAAATCATTTAAAAAGGCTCAAGGTCTTATGAACGGTGGCATGGTGAAGTACGACAAAGGGGGGCTTGTTCGAAAAGGCACCTTTAAAGGATGTTTTTAATGACAACGTCAGGGTCCAGAGATTTTAATTTAGACGTAGCTGAAGTCATTGAAGAGGCTTATGAGCGTTGTGGTTTGGAGGTTCGTACAGGGTATGATGCCAAAACGGCGAGACGTTCTCTAAACCTTATGTTTGCTGATTGGGCAAACAGGGGGTTAAATTTATGGACAATCAAACAAGACACTAAAATATTGACTCAAGGCGTTTCAAACATCACGTTAACCTCGGATGTAGTTGATATGCTAGAAGTAGTTCTGAGAAGAGATGGAACAGATTACGAGGTTCAACGTATTAGTCGTGGGGATTATTTAACTCTACCAAATAAAACAACTCAGGGTCGCCCGTCTCAATTTTACTTTGATAGGCAGATCCAGCCTCAGATAAACTTGTGGACAGTTCCAGAAAACTCAACTGACCAGCTAATCTTTTACTATGTGCAAAGAATCCAAGATGCTGACGCTTTAACAAATACTACGGATATGCCTTTTCGTTTTTATCCTTGCATGGTTGCAGGTTTATCGTACTACATGGCAATGAAAAGGGCGCCGGATCGACTCCCTATTTTAAAGTCTGTTTACGAGGAAGAATTTTTAAGGGCTGCAAACGAGGACGAGGGTCGGACCCCGTTGAGGTTGCAACCCAGCTTGAGGTATCTGAGGACATAATGGCCTTTGCTAGCGGAAATAAAGCGTGGGGAATATCTGACAGGTCAGGTAGACGTTACCGCTTGCGTACAATGCAGAAAGAATGGACCGGATCTTTAGTCGGTCCTGACGAGTTTGAAGTCAAGCACCCCCAGCTTTTTCCTCCTAGAATAAGTCCAGATCCTCAGGCCATACAAAACGCACGTCCGGATAGAGTTGAACCTGCGGTGGAAGTTATTTTAAGGTATAATCCATTCATTTCTGGTAATGCAGGAAGTTCCGTTTTAACAGTCATAGAACCAGGACATAGTCGTTTGACCGGATCTACAGTTCGTTTTAGAAACGTTGCCCCGTTCAACGGGTTTTCTACGGATGTAATTTCTAGGTCTATTGGGTATACGATAACTAAAGTTGATTCGTCTAGTTACACTTTTACAGTTACAGAGACAGCGACAACTGAAGGTGTTAGAGGAGGCGGAGATTTTGTTTCTGCGGGTCCAGTTACGGTGGAGGCATAGATGTCATTTTCATACATTGAGTTAAAAACGGCTATACAGCAGTACACTGATAACGATGAGATAACCTTCACACAAAATATTCCCCTGTTTATCCGAATAGCAGAGGAAAGGATTTTAAAAGGCGTCCAATTAAATTTATTTTCAAAGACTCAAGACGCGAATCTTATCTCTGGAAACCCATACTTAAATGTCCCTGCAGACTTTCTTTCTCCCTTTTCGCTCAGTTTTGGGGCGAATCCTTTTCCAAATGGATCTATTCTAAACCCAAGTACTGGGCTACCCTATAACAAATATAATTTATCGGCTGGCATAGAACTCGCGGCAGCTAATCTTCCTCCGTATGCTGCTCAATTCGTAACTGCGGAGGCTGCGGCCGGCCGTTCTTTAGGGGATATTGACAATAGTGGAACGGTAACCGCCTTAGATTCACTTCTAATAGAAAAATATATCAAATGGAAATGGGCTGGATTGGCCCGTGATGCGACTCTTACAGACGTAATAGTCACGTATATTGAAAATGTTTTTTTACCATACTTGGTTGCCAACTCGGAAACCTATTCAATATATTATCGGCCTCTGGGCACCCAAACAGAATACTTAGACTTTAAGGACATAAGTTTTTTACGCTCGTACACACAGGATGTAACCACGTTAGGTATACCACGTTATTACGCTCAGTTTGACAACAATAATTTTATTCTGTCTCCTCCGCCCAACAATAACATTAAGGTGCAATTAACCTACTTTTACAGACCAGCTAGTTTGACCGCGGGTACTGACACCTCATACACATGGTTGAGTCAGAATGCTCCGATGTCCATGTTATATGCGTCATTAATAGAGGCAGGAGTCTTTATGAAATCTGAACAGGATGTGATGCAGATGTATACATCTAGGTATCAGGAGTCTTTACAAGGTATTAAACAACTTGGTGAGGCTAAACAGACAACGGATGAATATCGAATGGGTCAATTAATCAGAGGAAGACAATGATTCAAGCACCAGACTTTAAAGTAATAACGACTGACAACCGAGGTCTAACGCCTGAGGAACTGGCGGAGCAGTGCGCGGATAAACTAGTGTACATTTCGGACGATGCGGCCCCAGAAATACGCGACCAAGCACACGAGTTTAGAAGTAAGCTTGTTTCAGTTATGACAACGTTTATGAAAAGATCGGTTCGCAATGACCGAATAACTGTGTATAATGCAATAATAGAGGCAGGCCACCCTAAGTTGGCAGAGCTTATAAGGAGACTTTAAATGGCACTAAATCTAACGACACAAATGTGTAACACGTTTAAAAAAGAACTGTTGTTTGGCGCCCACGACTTTGCCGCGGGTAGCTCTCACGTGTTTAAGATTGGTTTATTCGAGGCTGAGCAGTCGGCAACAGGAACGTTTAATCAGGTCACAACGAACTACGCGGAAGTTACTAATGCCAGCGCCGAGTTACCTACTGCGGGGGGTTATACACAACTTGGAGAGCCTCTAGTTAATATCTCTCCTACTTTGGACGCTAACACCGCCATCACAGACTTTAATGATGCCGAATGGACCTCAAGCACCTTCACGTCTTTTGGAGCATTTATTTACAATTCTTCCCCAGACACCACCAGCATTTCTCTAACTAATCCCATGGTTTGCATCTTGGCGTTTGGTGGAGATAAAACCTCATCAAGCGGCACCTTTCAAATTGTGTTTCCCAACAGAGATGCGACTAACGCCCTAATTAGAATAGCGTAATAGGGGGTTAACATGCCCGTTCTATCTAATAGAGTAAAAACCGCAGTAGCATCCGCGCCGGGTACTGCGGCTTCTATGTCGTTAGGTACACCTTTTCCAGGGTATCAATCAGTCACGGCTTCTGGGGTTACGGATCAACAGGTTGTAAGATACTTGATTGAAGACCAGAGTAATTTTGAAATTGGTTCTGGTACATATACTAGTTCTACTAATTCCATGACTAGAACAGTGATTGAAAGCACTAGTGCAAATGCTCGAATAAATGCCACGGCTACGGCAGTGGTTATGATTACATTGGCGGCGGGGGACGTGGTTACGTCAGACGGGGGAACTTTTACTGGCAGTGTATCCTTTCAAGAACATTTAGATTTTACGTCTATTAACTCCCCTACTTACCAAGAAGGTAGGTTATGGTTTGACACTTTCTCTAACACTTTTGCATATTACAGTGACATTGAAGGTGTCACACACGAAATAGGGATAGAAGAGCACCAAAGAGTTTATAACAACACTGGTTCAATTATATTCAAAGGTGTGCCGATATACTTTAGCGGAAATTATACTGCGGGAACTATCGACGTACCTACGGTTGCGCTAGCGGATGCTACTAGTTCGACTGCGTACAACGCACAAGGACTTTCTGCACATGACATAGCAATCAATAGTTATGGGTATTGCATAGTTGCGGGGCAATTACATAGCGTTGACACCTCAAGTCTGAATGCTGGAACAAACTTTTTCGTGGGTCTAACTCCAGGGGCCGTACAAAACGATTCTCCTTTATATCCTAACTTTCCTATGTGCCTTGGTTGGGTTGTAAATTCTGATGCAACGGATGGCGTACTTTTAGTCAACCAACAAAACCATTCTGTTAGATCTTTCCGTGTTCAAACGTCAGCCCATATTGGAAGCAATCTTCAAGTAGATGGGGATCTAACTGTATTAGGGCAATATACAACGGGGTCTACAGCCAACGTTAACATCGGTGGATCGATACAAAACTTAAATGCTGGAGACACCATAGGAGAGGCCAACACTGTATTTGTGGGAACGGGGTTGGATGATGCTTTTTACTCTGGGCATTATAAAGGAACGACATCTAACTTGGGTTACTATCTTAGGATAGATTCAGTAGGCGCAGTAGATACATTTGAATGGTCGCATTCTCCAAGCTTCAGCCCAACAGTGGCTACGGGAGTAGCTATTACAGGCAGCGACCAAGCTTTAGTTGATGGAATAAACATTAAGTTTTCAGCCGTAACAGGCCACACTTCAGGAGACAAATGGACGGGGACAGCGACCCCTATTGAAGTGGACACGGGTATTTTCAGTAACCGAAACACTGGTTCCACAGGCATTGGATACACCAACCTAGGGGTGTTCTTTGATGTTTCGACCAGTAAGTGGAGGTTTGTTTCTCGGTACTCTCCGGATCCTGTAGCTCCTATAGATATTACAGATGCTTCGTATGTCTCTGGAACGTTAGTGGCAGATACATTTGAGGGCAATGCATCTACGGCCGATGCTTTACAGACGGCTAGAACTATTGGTGGTGTTTCGTTTGATGGCTCGGCTGACATAGATTTGCCTGGGGTTAATGCCGCGGGAAATCAAAACACTTCTGGCAATGCGGCCACGGCTACTACGGCCACCACTTCGGGTTCCACTACAGGCAATGCAGCCACGGCTACTGTTTTAGCCACGGCTAGGGATATTGGTGGTGTTTCGTTTAATGGCTCGGCTGACATAGATTTGCCTGGGGTTAATTCCGCGGGAAATCAAAACACTACAGGCAATGCAGCCACGGCTACTACGGCCACCACTTCGGGTTCTACTACAGGCAATGCAGCCACGGCCACTGCTTTAGCCACGGCTAGAACTATTGGTGGTGTTTCGTTTGATGGCTCGGCTGACATAGATTTGCCTGGGGTTAATAGCGCGGGAAATCAAAACACTACAGGCAATGCAGCCACGGCCACCACGGCCACCACTTCGGGTTCTACTACAGGCAATGCAGCCACGGCCACTGCTTTACAGACGGCTAGGAATATCGCTGGTGTTTCGTTTGATGGCACGGCCAATATAAGCATAGCTTCAACAAATTTAACTTCGGTTACTTCTGATGCCTCAGAAATAAATTTGTTAAATGGCATGACAGGTCGCACCGCCACTGCCGGAGATCTTTCAATATATGACACCAACCAGACTATAACGTATAGTTATTCGGATGCTGATGCTAGCACCGAAAATCAAATGATATTTAAGCATCTTCAAACTAATCAATCCACTAGCACTAACATTACAGACTTTAAGTTTTTTTCCAACGAGCATGATTTTAGCGGGAATCTGGTGGGAGAAATTCAAACGGCTAGGATGTCGTTTAAGAGTGCAACGTCTATATCTCCTCTTTCAGCAGGCGGAATGTCGTGGTATGTTTATTGGCTTGGAGCAGAAAGACTTTCAGCAATTATAAATAACGGCCATATGGCTCTTATAGCTCAGTATCAAACTGGGGCCAGCACTTATCAAAATAAATATGCGTTAGAGGTTCGTCCAAGTGACTCTGTTGGTGACAACACCGAGGTTAAAATTGGGGACACCACCAAACTTATTTTTCGTCAGGATCCATACCAAACAGAACTAGATAGTTTAATTTCGCCAACGGCTAACCGGACCCTTGCGTTGCCTGATAAAGATGGAACTTTAACTACTAATAGTGTAGCCTACGGCATGGCCGTGCTATTTGGAGGATAGAAAATGACTGCACCCAATCTATTAAATCTTACATCCATTACAGGGAAGACCATTGCCTACAACGGTACTACGAGCACGGTAAACATGATAACAAATCCGGCCAATAGTAATAAGTTAATTAAAATTAACGCTATAATAATAACAAATGTAGATGGTACTAACGATGCTACCGTTAGGATGGGAATAACCACACCCAACAATCAAGCTTTTTTGGCATACGATTTAAACATCCCTGTCTCAACCACACTAGTTCTTATAGACAAAAGCAGTTCTTTCTATCTAGAAGAAAGTGAGATTCTTTATGGTAGTGCCTCCGCTAATTTGGATTTAAATATAGCGATATCTTACGAAGAGCTAGCGTAATGGTTTCTCGGTGGAGACAAAATGGGGGGATAATAGGCCCAGCCAATTCGTATTCATCAACTAGCATTGATTCCGGCGCATGGGGACCGGAGGCCGAATACTTTTTACAGAGCGTTCCCGAACCACCTCCTGTAGGCTCCGCTGTATTTGAAACAACAGGGACAACAGTTTGGACCGTACCCACAGGCATAACGTCTGTATCTATTGTGTGTGTCGCTGGCGGCGGCGGCGGAAGTGCTTCAACAACGTCTTCTAGTGGTGTCTCCGGAGGCGGAGGCGGAGGCGGTGGACTTCATTGGGTAAACAGTGTGAGTGTTACACCTGGACAAACTTTAACGGTCCTTGTAGGCGCGGCGGGAACAAGAGGGACTTATCAGAACACTACTCCGGCAACCGCCGGAGGCGCTAGTGCCGTTATAGACGGTGGTGTCGATAGAGCTAGAGCAACAGGGGGTGGGGCGGGGTCTTACAACGTGGTTAGTACTTCTATCGTGACTTCTGGCGGCGGAAATTCATCAGTTAGCTTGGGCGGTGGCGGTGGAACTGGTGGCGGTTCCCGTGGTGGCGCATCCAACAATGCCGGCGCCGGCGGCGGTGGCGCGGCGGGTTACTCCGGAAACGGCGGCTCTGGCGGTGGCGCATCCAACACCCCCATAGCCGGATCCGGTGGCGGTGGCGGTGGCGGTGGCGGGATCAACTCTTTTACAAGCTTTGTAACTAGTGGTGGCGGCGGAACTCGTTTGTTTGGCGAGGTGTCAAGTGGCGCGGCGGCGACGAACAACAACACCGGTAACCAAACTACTACCCGCGGCTATGATGGAGGTCTGGCAACACCTACTACTACGAGGGCAGCGGGACAATATGGCGGCGGTGGTTCTGGCGCCGAAGACGATTCACCTAGTACAGGCGGCAATGGCTCTGCGGGGGCCGTAAGAATTATGTGGGGAGCTGGTAGAGACTTCCCATCTTCACTTACTGACGAAGCATCGGACCAAGGCAACACAACTATTTATTAAAGTTAGGAACAACTTATATGCTGGCGTCTGGTCCTTTAGCTTCTTCCCCCTTAGCCGCCCAATCACGAGTGGATGTGGAAGTATTTGTTGACGGAGTGTCCGCCACAGGGGCTATCGGAGATGCCTTTGTAAATGAGGTTATTGTCACGGGTGTATCTGCCACTGGTTCCATTGGAAACGTGGCTGTAAATGAGGTTATTGTCACGGGTGTATCTGCCACTGGTTCCATTGGAGATGTAGGGTTCAAGTTCTTGTACTTTGCACCTACTCCTCCCGCCTTAGTGGGAAGAATATCTGATGACAGTGTGATTAAATTCTTGTACTTTGCACCTACTCCTCCCGCTTTAGTGGGAGAAATCGGAGAGGCAAAACCTAGAATATCTGTGAAAAGTCCTCCCGCTTTACGCGGCTCAATCGGCCAAGTTTTAGTGTGGAGTAATCGAAGAGTTATATCTGGTCAGGGCTTTGTTGAGATTGTCCCTAATCCAGACGTAATTTTTACCCCTAAAACCCCGTCTACTCCCAATAAGTATATCGCAGTTGCTCCAAACCCGGATGCCGGCTATACTGAAACCGTTCCAAGTACGAGCGTTTCTTGGAGCAAGACTATTGTATAGGATAGAAAAATGACAACGTATTCAAATATAAATGGTTTAGCTCTTATAGGTACGGGAGAAGAATCAGGGACATGGGGGACTGTAACCAATTTAAACATGCAGGCTGTAGATCGGGCAACCCATGGATATAAAGAAATAACGTTAGGGGCCGGATCAACTTTTGATCTTATTACTAACAACATGACACAAAGCAGCGATCTAGACCAGAACGGAAATTATAAGGCTATTCGGTTTAGCGGCACCCCAGGTACGGATTTCTCTATTGTTATAAAGTCCAACGAAGTGGGACAGAATTACGACCAAGAAAAGGTCTACATGATTCATAACAACACTGCCAATACTATGACAGTGACGCAGAATACTGGGGGCAACGTAACCATAAGCTCATTGAAATCTAAGATTATTGCGGCCAAAGGCCCTGGTATAGTAGATGTACTAGCGGGTCTGGAGTCTAGTGCCGTTTTGTTTAGTTCTGGATCTTTTACGGGGGATGTAACGTCTGGGTCAGCTAACATAACAGGCGGAACCATTACAGGTATTACGGACTTAGCCGTTGCAGATGGCGGAACTGGAGCAGGTACAGCGGCTTTAGCACGGCAGAATCTAGGCTTAGAGATCGGTACAAACGTACAAGCGTTCAATTCAACTCTTACGGAGATTTCGGGGTTAGCAAAAACTTTAAACTATTTCATTGTTGCAAACGGGACTGCTTGGACTTCCAAGTCTCCAGCAGACACCATACTATCTCTGGGTGTCAATGCTACGGCGGCTCAATTAGACTACAATGCAATCACAACCCTTGGCACTTCAGAAAACGAAAAAGTTGTTACTCAATCTGCAACTGGAACCGTGAATCTTACAGGGGTAATAAAAGCGGCTTCGTATCAAGAAACATATTTATCGGTGTCGCATGGAGCCACTAACAGTACACAATTAGATTGTGCTGCCTCAAACAATTTCAGTACAACTCTTACTCAAAACACTTCAATAACGTTTGATAACATCCCCGCGTTGGATACAGCGTATAGTATGGTGTTAGAAATTCAGCAGGATTCAGTGCCGTCTAATTACACGGTCACATTCCCGGCCAGTATAAATTGGGCTGAAGGAACTGCTCCCATTTTGTCCACGGCTGCAAATGCAATAGACATTATTTCTCTATATACACGAGACGGTGGAATTAACTGGTATGCCTTTGTATCTGGTTTAAGGATGTCCTAATGAGCAGAGCTTCTAAAAAAACTATCTTGTCTAGTAAGACACCACGGGATCTTTTTCGTGGGACAGGTTTATTAACTCCGCAAACCAACACCCCTACTGCCGATAGCGATGAACCTTTTATGAACGAAGCCCCATTGGATTGGGGTACGTCCGGCATAAATTTAAGTAATGTCAAGAATTATTCAGACACGATTGACGTTAGATATAACTATGGCTCCTCTCAATATGGGCCGGCACAAGACGGCACACCAAGTATGGGTTTTCAGCCTCCAGGGTGGGGTCAAGCCGCAACATTTGAATTTGTGGCTAGTGGTAACGATATTGGTAGAAGATTTTGGGTGTCTTATCCCAACACTAGCCAAGCTCAAGGTGGGTTGGACAAAACCACAACGTATGCTGCATCAGGTAAGGCTCGTTTAATCCAAGTAGATATTATGCCAGATCCCTTGGACGCAAACAAAAGATGGCAATTGGACGGTGGGCTTAATGGAATGCTTCCACTAAACCCTGCAGACCCCAACGATGTTAGGTCTTCAAATGTATCTTTTGTAGAGTTTGATCTTGAAGCGTTTAGTGGCGGTCTTCTTCCCCAAGCAGACAACAACCCCCACGGAATACAATTCAGAAGGTCCACCGCTAGCAACCAAGCTGGGACTTCTATGTTTCTTATGATGCAAGGAAGAAACCCGGAAAGACCGTCCCGTATTAATGGTGGCACAAGGATCTATGAAATTACCTTGGGAACGGATGGTCAGTTTGACAACAATAAACGAAATAATATTGACAAATATACCCGCTCCTCTAATTTCCAAAAACCGGTGATTGCCAACGTATCCCCAGAACTTGATGCCATTTGGAACTTTAATAGCGATCCTATATGCTCGTGGGCTTTTCAAGAAAATGGAACGCATGTAATTCTTTGCGGAACGGATATAACGGGAACAATGCTAAGACAGCAGTTGGGGGGCGGTCAAGCATGGAATTTTTCATCAGCGGGTGGAGCTGATGTCTGGGGGACTACACAATACAGAGAGAACATTTTCTCAGGGTTGTCCGGAGGAGTTAACTTTACTTGGGATCCTAACGTCGATTTAGACGGCACAGAAATTTACAGCATGTGGTGGAGTGGTGGCTATGGCATAGATGATATAGGCGGCGGCGTAGTTACTCCTGGAGAATATGATGGCATACATCTGTATGTTTTAACTGATTTTGGTAAGCTCTATCAATTCAGTGCTAGCACTCCTTATGATGTGGACACTATCACCCCGCAGTACATGACGCAGTATCCTGCCTTTAATGACAACAGTAATTTTGATACAAGTAACTTGGCGGGAGGAAAATTTTTCTTTGCATATGAGAATCGTACAACAAATACAAGTGTTCCTGGAGACGGAAGTATCTATTTTTACGGACCTATGGACAAAATAGATATTTCTGGAAACCCTCAAAGACAACACACAGGAAACTATATCACGAGGTACTCTGTAACGGAGACAGCTCAAGATGGCTTAGTTGTGAATGTTCCCACGTATGCTGTTCCTGATAACACTGTTCAGTACGCGGACATAAGCTGGAACTTAGAAGACAAATCTAGCTATACACTAAATTCTTCAACCTACGAAGATATTGTTGACATTACTATAGCCCCTGAAAACGAGAAAAAATTCTACGTTTACTGTCCAAACCCCTATTTAGGGGGCATGATATTCAAGTATGATGTCTTGGACTCTTTAAAGAAAAACCCATTAATGGGAGGGACAATTAACTGGGAGGACACTCTTCCTATCCAAGCCTTGTGTTCTCCGGGGGACCGATCACAAGCCGGTTTTGAACTTTCCGAAATACGCAGTTTAAACGTAAAGCCTGACGGCACAACTTTTATTGTGGGGGCTAGGAAACCTAGCAGCCCTAACGAAATATATTTAAAACAATTTACGCCCAAAGATTCGCAATTTAATTCCAAGCCGTGGGAGTTTAAATTTGTTCCTTCGGTGTTCCCGTTAAATAACGCGTCTCCTGCGTTTACTGCCACATCTCCAGTAGAGTTATTTAATGGGGGAGGGCCGCAGGGGGGAGGGAATTGCACTGTTATTAGGATTTCCCCTGATGGTACTCTTGTTTCGAACAATAATTTAACTTCTACAGGCACGGCTGTCTTTGGTGTTTTAGGCACAACTGAAATGACATCGGGTTGGGATGTGACTTCTCTGGTTACAAACAATGGTTCAACAAGCAAAGCATTACCTGGAGACAACGTTGACCTTTTGTTTCATAATGGCGCTAGTATGTCCCAGTTTGGTAAAATTAAAACGTTTTATTTTAATAAAGATGGTACAACGTTGATCGTCGGCACACAAGCCAATGGAACAACACTACCTGGGACATCACATCTAGAATACGCGTTGGCTACCCCGTATGACATAAGAACAGCAACGTTTACCACCAGTTTTAGTCAAAGGTCTGTTGCATCGTTAGAATATTATGACGTTCTTAACTCGCGATCCACGCTTAATTATCCTTGGTTAAGTGAACCTACGGTGTGCTTTCTGTCTCATGACAGGAATTATGTGTACAGTGTTAATACGCCATATACCTTTTCCGCAGGCTCTACTGCGCGTAAAAGAAACGTCATGACGTCCATTCAAAGTAGTAGTTTAAGTACGTATTATACGGGGGTACGAACAATCCTCGGAAATACGACTTACTCTTCATTTGGACTTAATAGTGCTGACAGCAGCGGGTTTTACGATAAGGACGGTCTTCATCAAATTTCGACACACAGCGCAATAAAGTGGGCCTCAAACGGGTTGTACGCTTATTCTCATGATAAAGAGTATATTTACAGATATAAAACGGACACGCCTTGGGATCTTTCGGACCTTCGAAGAGATCAAACTCTTTCTAAAGATGGTCAAGATATTTTTGGCAGCGTCTTCGACTACACATCAGATAAGTTGATTACAGAGCTACTTCCATCTAAGAGTATGGGGATAGATATTTCTAGAGATGGAAGATCAATATACTTTGAGTCTTGGTACACAAGAGCGGCCGATGGAAATGGTCAGGCGAATGTTTTCATACGGTTTGCTAAACTTAAGTTAGTAAGCGAGTATAGTCTTACAAGTGTTTTTGCACACTCTGCGAAGACCGTTGATGCCCTTTCTGGTGGGTCTGGGTTTGACTGGATTAATTCTTACGCTAATAGTCCGTATGGAATTAACGGTCTTCAAGTTTCGGATGATGAAAAAGATTTCTTCATGTTAAATACAATAGGGAAAAAAATCTCCAGCATCACCACTTTAAGCCACACAGATCCATTGTACCAACCCTCTATAAGAAAATATCATACGGATACTGCTGGAGATATTAGTAGTTTTACGATGACAGAACAACCTTTGTGGAGTCAAACTTCGGGCAGTAACAACCAAGGGGTTGGTCAAGGGTTGGTGACGTCTTTCCACTTTACCCCTGGAGGTCATTACCTAATTTTGCAGCAAGATGCTTTAGGTGCTCTGATAACATATCAATGCCCTACCCCTTGGGAAATACCAACAGCGGTTAATTATTTAGGCACGGCAACCTATGGAAATCCGGGAGGGTACGGGGCGATTGAAGTAGACCCTACAGGAACAAAATATTTCTTGTCTCACTCAAACACTACCGTTGGGGTTGTAAAGAACTCTGGATCGGGCAGCACTACGCTTGCTTTATTTCCAGATGGAGGTGTGATGGGTGGCGCTATTACTCTTTTTAAGGCAGATGTAGGTTATAATTTCAGCGGAGGTGAATAGACGTGTACATAAAAGCAACTGAAAATCATCAGATACAAAAATACCCATACACTTTTGACGATTTTCGCAATGACCATAAAAATGTGTCGATGCCTCAGAATCGGTTTAATTCTGACGAGGAACTGATGAAGTCGTATGGTTTGGAAATTGTCAGGAGCGATCCTGTGCCAGTGTTTGATCCGGAGAATCAGACATGCGTACAGTTCTCTCGTCCTTCGTACAACAATGGTGTCTGGGTTCGGGAGTGGGAAGTCAAAGACATCCCTGAGTTTGTTAAAAAAAGGCAAATTGAGGAAAGACTTCAAGCCCAAATTGAATCAGTTAAGTCGCAAAGAAATGGATTACTGGCTAGAAGTGATTGGACACAAATAAGCGATGTACCTAAGAGTATAAAAGATAAGTATAAAACATATCGGAAAAGGTTGCGGGATATCCCACTACAAGCCGGGTTTCCTTTTACTATTGAATGGCCTGAAATCGAGGAGTAGCCCGTGACTCTTATACCTTTAAAATTCAACGCTGGTGTTAACAAGGACATCACACGATTTTCCAATGAAGGAGGATGGTGTGATATGGATAAGGTTCGATTTAGGTTTGGATTCCCAGAGAAAATAGGTGGGTGGCAAAAACGCGGGGTTCAATCTTTTCTAGGTACGTGCCGCGCACTAATGTCTTGGGTCACGTTATCAAGGGAAAGGTACATTGGGATAGGAACCAATCGCAAGTACTATGTTGACCGAAGCGGACAGCTCTTTGATATAACTCCAATTCGCAGAGTAAGTGGGCCTGATGCTATTCAATCGGTTATAGTAGACTATAACTCTGGGGCTGCAGCCACCAATGGGTTGATATCTGCTGTCGGAAATGTTGTTGCACAATCCACGACTTTGCCCGGAAACACAGGTGTCCAAGCCTCTGGTTCAATCGGTGCTCCGCAAGTCGGAGAATTAGATCTGACTAGTGTTAGAAACATTGTTATGCCTGGGGTAACTGGATCAATTGGAGATATTTATGATTACGGGGATTATATAACATCTTTTTCTGTGTCCGGAGTATCTGCCGACACTTCAATCCACGGACCTCATCTAAACCTTTTTGATGATGTGGATGAGTTTACACTATCTACCACTGCTGGATCCTCCGAAGTAGACGTGACGTTTGTCCGCGCCCATGGAGCTAGGCTTGGAGATTTCGTAACTTTCTCAGGGGTACTTGGATTTGATGCAAACATAACCAGTGAACTTATAAACCAAGAGTATGAAGTTACAGAAATTAAGAGTTCTTTTATTCTTTCATTTAACGCTCGTGTTCTGTCCACCATATCATCTATTACGGTGGACGGTGCTTTGTTCCCTGTTCCTGTTCTTGCTGCGGCCACGGGTTCCGGCGGAGGCACCGAGGGAACCGTTTCATTTCAAGTTAACATCGGTCTTAACACTAGCCAGCAATACAATGGTTGGGGGGCAAGTGGTTGGGGTACGCAGTCTTGGGGAAAGACAGAAGCTACGGATGTACTGAGACTTTGGCACCACAATAACTTTGGTGAAGATCTTATTTTAAACTATAGAGATGGATCTATTTATTACTGGGACGCAACCGGAGGTGTATCCAGAAGAGCGGTAGACATCACTTCTTTTGCTGGTTCCAACAAAGCACCACAAATAGCCAAACAAGTTTTAGTTTCGGACCGAGATCGACACGTACTAGCGTTTGGGTGTGATCCTGAATCCACGCCGGGGGTCCAAGACCCTATGGTAATTCGGTTCTCTGACTCCGAATCTATTACTGATTGGGAGACAAGGGCAACGAATACCGCAGGAGAATTGAGACTGGGTCTTGGCTCTGAAATAATACAGGCGGTAGAAACAAAGCAACAAATTATTGTCTTTACGGACACCACACTGTACGCGATGCAGTTTCTTGGGCCACCGTACACCTTTGGTGTGAACGCTATCTCAGAAAAGATTTCCATAATCTCTCCAAATGCTGCCGTTGCTGTAGACGATATTGTAATTTGGATGGGTAAAGAAGAGTTTTACCTGTACCAAGGGTCGGTTCAAAAGATTCCTTGCACGGTACGAGATTTTGTATTTGATGCCCTTCAATCGGATCAACAGGAGAAAGTTGTAGCAGGATTGAACTCATCGTTTTCTGAAGTGTGGTGGTTCTACCCATCAAACTCTCAAGACATTAATAAATACGTGGTGTACAATTATGCAGAGCAATCTTGGGCTATTGGTTCTTTGTCTAGAACAGCATGGATGGACAGGGGTCTATTCGATTTCCCCGTAGCCTCTGTAAATAATTACTTGTATGACCACGAAAGAGGTTTTGATGACGGGGAGAATAACACAGCCGTATCATCTTACATAGAATCCTCGCCCGTGGATCTGGGGGAGGGAGATAATTTTGGGTTTATCAGTCGAATAATTCCTGACATTACTTTTGTAAACTCTACTGCAGCCAATCCTGACCCTGCAGTGAACATGATTATACAGGCTCGTAACTACCCTGGCGAAAGCTTTCCTGCGTCTCAGACCACCACATCTCCGGTCACACGCACGGCTACTACCCCAATTGAACAGTTTACAAACGAGGTTCGTTTGCGGATAAGGGGGCGTAGTTTTGCTTTTCGTATTGAGTCAGACGCTACGGGCGTGGGGTGGAGACTAGGTACACCAAGAGTAGACATCAGACCAGACGGGAGAAGATAATGCCTGCTCTTAAGATGCCTCTTCCATACTTTGCTAAAGCTCCAATCACGTATGACCGATCCTACCTAGACTCAGTGGTTCGAAGTTTTTCTATATACTTGCAGCAACAGAATAATCCAGGCGATTTGGTCGTTGCTACTTTACAAGTGTTAGAGTTACCTATCTTTGCAGATAACGCTTCCGCAATAGCTGGCGGACTAGCCGTTGATAGCGTATATAAAACAGCAACAGGTGACTTAAAAATTGTGGTGTAAATATGAGTGTGTTCTGTTACAGTTTATTTAAAGGACTTGGAGGCTCTCAATGGGCAATATTGTAAGTAACACATTGGATAAAGTCGGTGATGCTTTCGGAGGAGAAGGTCTTATTTCTTCTTTGGGATCCTTGGCCGGCATGGTTATGGGCGGTCCCGCAGGCGCGGCCATAGGCGGGGGACTTGGCAGTCTACTAGAAGGCGGATCAATTGAGGACGCATTCAAAACAGGATTAGGATCTTACGCTGGTGGAAACGCCGGTGGTGGGTTAGCTTCATTGTTAGGTGGGACGGGTGGTGATTCCGCTAGCGTCATGAGTGCCTTAAGTGGCGCCCCAGGAAACGATGCTCAGAAACAACTCATGGAAAAATTACTTTCTGGACAGATGAAGAGTGGATCTAGCTCCAATCCTTTGCAGGCTTTGCTAGGTGCGGCAGGATCAGGAGACTTACAAGGCCTAAACATGAAGAGTGGTATGTCTCCTGAGATGTATGGAGTTATGAGTGAGTTAGCGTATCAGCAACGCAGGCCTAGGTTTGAAAATTTAATGAGTGAAAACGAACTACGACAATACGAAACGGGGGAACGCCGACCTGATTACACAGGCACGTTACTACCCGAAACCCCTCGGCAACAGATGGGCGCTCCGGTCAACAGAGCTAGACCGCAAATTGCTCAACTAGCATCCGGCGGTTATATTGAGGGTCCGGGAACTGGAACAAGTGACTCTATACCTGCAACAATCTATCAGAACGGTGGCCCTGTTCAACGGGCCGCGTTGTCTGATGGTGAGTTTGTCATGACAGAGGCCGCGGTTCGCGGAGCAGGGGGAGGCAACCCAGACCAAGGGGCGGCTAACATGTATAAGATGATGAACTCATTCGAGAGGAGGGCATAATATGGCCGAACAAACTATAAAAACCATGAATCTCCAGCCGGATTACATGGAAAAATTTTTAAAGAACCTCTTAAAGAATATATTTGACGTAGACGAAACAACGGGTGAAATCTCTGGTTTTGCCACCGAGAGTCCTTTATTCGGTAAGCCTGTTTACGCGACTGAAGACGGCGGCACTACTTACGAAAAGACGGAAGCGGTGCTTGGTGCAGACGGAAACCCTGTTCAATATTACGAGGGTCCAGACGGAAACTTTACTACGGTTGCTGAAGAAGCTGCAACAGATCAATACGGAAACCCTATCTTTGCGGTTGAAGGTGGTGTGGCTCCTCCAGATGTGATGGGATTTACGGACCCTCAGGTCGAATCGTTGGAAATGGCGCAAGCTTTACCTGGACAGTACAAACCGTACCTAGCCGAAGCCGGGGAAACCTACCGTGAGGGTCTGGACTTAACTAGAGGATCTACCGAAGCGTATGATCCCCTGTCTTACCAACAATTCTACGACCCCTTTGTTGAGGAAGTAATAGACGCTGAACAGCGGGAGATAGGTCGGCTTGGACAAATAAATTCCAACACAATAGATGCTCAAGGAGTGGCGTCTGGTGCCTTTGGTGGAAGTAGATCAGGCGTAGCACAGCAAGAGAATCAGCGTAATGTTTTAAACCAACAGGCTCAGTCTGGTGCTCAATTGAGATCCGCAGCGTACACCGGAGCGCAACAACAGGCTCAGTCTGCCTTTGAAAACCAGATGAAACGAGGCCAAGGGGCCGGACAATTGTTTCAAGGATTGGGTACAGGGATTGGAGCATTGGGTGAAGCAACTCAAGCACTGGGCGCGAAAGATGTTAACGCATTGTTTAATGTCGGTAGCCTGGAACAGGGGCAACTTCAGGCTGAGTATGATGTTCAGAGGTCCGGTCAATTGGAACAAGCTTACGAACCTTTTGGAAGGTTCTCATTTATGCGAGACATCCTGTCTGGGGTGCCGACATCCGGTACGGGTCTTACTTCAGTTGGTACACCACAGGCTAGTCCGTTTACCAATGCAACAAACAATGCTAATATTTATTCCGCGGGTGGCGGGGACAGCATATTTGGAAACATTTTAAACCCAAGTGGAGCGTGACATGTCAGGAATATATAATGCAGCCCTGATCGATGCCGCCAATAGACGGCCGGCGAAAGACAAGTTACACAAGATGGGCGGTATATTAGCCTCGTCTCCAGAATTGATGGAGGCGGTTGGATCCAATGGTTCCGGTGGAACGAGTACAAATGCCATACAAAACATCGGGCCTACTCGACCAATGATGGCGCCACAGCCTATGCCCATGTCTCCTCAGGCAATGCCTACAATGCAGCAATTTGCACCGCAACCTGTGCCTATGCCCCCGCCTCAGGCGCCTCGCCCCCCTGCCCCTGCTGTACCCACAGTACAACAACCCACGTCTCCGAGAAGCCCTATGGGTTTTGAGCCTGGAGGTCCGGTAGATATACAAGAAGCACCTGACCCTAATGCAGAAAAAGTAACCTTTATGGATGCTATTCTGAAAAGTGGACAAGGCTTTTTCCAAGCTGTCATGGACAAATTTGGAACAGGGGAAGACGCGGAAGGTGTAGCAAAGGAAAAAGTAAAGTTAATTGCTGACGCAACGAAATCAGAAAACCCTGCACAAATTGCGGATGCGGTTATGGTGGCCGCGGAGGTTACCCCTAATGCAGCCAATAAACAGGACTTTGCTCAGAACGTTTTTGGATTGTCAAATGTAGACAACATCGATGAAATAAACGATAGGATAGCACGGGTAGCGGTGGCTTCTTCGTTTGGTAAAAGTCCAGATGAATTTGCACAGGCTGTTTTACTTGGTCTTACAAACTACAAACAAACGGCAGCGGCTCGTGCTGGCGGTGGCGCAGACGGTGAAAAAGCTAGACAAGAGTTTTTGTATAATGACGTATACAGGCAAACTTTTACTTCTGCTATGGAAGCTGATCCGGAAAATCCTGCAGCGGCCAATGAACTCGCTAGACAAGCCGCGGTAAAAGCAGCGCCTAGAGCACCTTCAGCAATTGCCGGTGGCGGTGGCGGTGGCGGTGGACCTTCGGCCCCTGCCGGAGTCCCTGTAATAAATACACAAGAAGAGTACGATGCTCTTCCCCCTAACACTGATTATGTAGATCCCAACGGTGTTCCTGGAACGAAGCCTGAATAAAGGTAGGTGAATTTATGGCAACGACTATCTTTGGCGATGAGTCTACGAGTCCGAAAAAAACTATCTTTGGTGATGAGACGAGTCCACAACGGCAAGACGAGGACTCGGAAGGTATGTTCTGGGATGGAACGGCTTTGGGAGAGTTGGGGGAAGGTGTTGTCTCTGGTGGTATAGGCATTGTCGAAGGACTCTTTGGCCTTGGTGCAATGGGCGTGGATCTTGTTGCAGATACAAACTACGGGGATACCGTAACAGAAACGGCTGAGTCTATACGGGATACTCTTGGCATAGACCCAGAAGGTTTTATTGGCAAAGGAGCGGAGCTTGTAACACAGTTCGTGGTCCCTGGAATTGGAGTGGCATCGAAGGTGGGCAAGGCGGCTATGGCTGCAAGGGCTGCTCGTGGTTTAGCAAACACTCCTCTGACTAAGGCCGAAAGATTTGGTCTTGCGGCCAAGGAACTTGCCGCAGCGGGACTAACGGATGCAGCGGTATCCACGGACAATATGACTAGTCTAGGCGATTGGGCTGGGGGCGGAATAACACAGACAACAGATCTCATTGGTTTAAAGGGTAGAGAGAAAGCTCTTGCTAGGTTTGGAAACAAGCTGAAGATTGGAGGGGAATCTGTTGTTTTAGGTGGGGCTTTACAAGGAGCATTCACGGCCGCGGGTACGACGATAGGTAAGTCTAAGGTCGGTCAGATGACCGCCAAAGCCGCAAGCAAAAAGCTAGAAAAAGCCGGTCAAGATATAGATACTCTTTTGTATAACCGGATGACGGCTAAATCAGGAAGCCCTGAAGAATTGAGCAAAGGCCGTGCAGCCATGGCAGATGCAATCGCATTCTTTAGATACCGTGGATACATGCCTGGAGAAGCGGCTGAAAAACGTTTGTTAATGGACGGTAAAGTAAATGCCGAAATAACCAAGGCAGACAAGATACTAAAACAATTGGACGGGGAAATAGAAACTGTCCTGAAGAATCAACCTGAAGGCTCTGCCTTGGATGATGTTACGATTATGACAAAGATCCAAGACTATTTAACTGAAGCCGACCCTGCGGCTAAGACTAGACTTCTAGGTGAACTGCCTGCCGGAGTTCGTCAGAATGCGCGAAGAATGCGTACTCATATGACAAAGTTGAGCAAGGACATTTTAAAATCTGACTTCTTGAAAGAGAACAAATACACCTTAAACGGGAACAACGTTAACGATATAATTGAGCAGAACTTAGACAATTATATGCGCCGTAGATACAAGATCCACGAAGACGCAAAGTATAAACCTACAGATGAAAACATAAGAGCCGCTGAAGATTTCTTCATGCGGACACGCAAGACAAATGTCGAGCGCCAGCTAACACAAGCCGCACGAAAAGATGTGGATAATGTTTTTACGCAAGAGTTTCTAACTAGAAATGGTCTGCGAAGTGAGGGTGCGGGTAACGACCTAAAGATATTTGTCGAGGGGAACGTGACCAGAGCCGCGGCAAACAAAGCTGTAAATAACTACTTGGAAGGTCACAGCGTTAAGGCTCGTCAAACTCTAAAAGGTGGGCGAGTCGCGAAGGACCGTCTAGATACAGGGATGTTTGTGGATAGGAAGAATGTACCAAAAACATTCAGACGTTTGCTGGGTGAAGTCGATGATCCTCGTCAGTCTTATTTATCTACCGTAGCAGACCTGTCACAATTTTCCGCGGTGGATGACTACTTTGCAACTATCACTAACATGGCTGCAAGAAACCAAGGGATTGGTAAACTATTTAAAAACGGAGAGAGTCTGTCAGATGCTCAAAAACAATCTCTTACGGAACAGGGGTACGTTAAACTTGGGGGAGCTAACGCTCTGTCAACACCCACAGCGGCTGGGGAGCTAGGAGAACAATCGGCTGAGCTAGCAAATGTTATTGGTCGCTCCGGTTGGGGGCAGCTAGACGGGTACTATGTGCCTCAGGAAATATATAAAAATTTAACTAATCAAATTCTAGCCGAAGATCACTGGGGTACAATCGTGACCAAAGGAATCTTTGGAACTTTTTTAAAAGGAAAAGCTATTTCTCAGTACGGGAAAACAGTGCTCTCACCTATTACGCAAGTTAGAAACTTTACCACTGCAGTTAGCTTTGCGCTAGCCAATGGTAACATGCCTATGGTTGGTCGCGGTGGATCTTTAAAAGACTCGGCAAGGCTTGTGTTTTCTAACGTTTATTCAGCCAACCCAACAAGTGCCACGGGCAAGATTGTCGGCAACAAAATGTTGGGTATAGGAAAAACTCCAGAGACTTCTGCGGATGCTATATACGCAGACCTAATGGACGCTAACCGAAGAGGGGTCTTAGGTACACAGGCGGAGTTGAGAGAGATACAAGACAGCCTTATGAAAGGCTTGGACATATCGGGCCGCGATCCCCGGTCAGGGTTTGAAGCTATCGTTGGAGAGAATGTTGCCAAAAAGATCGGCAAAAAACTTAAGCCCTTTGAAGATATCTACCAAGGCTCCGATGATTTCTGGAAATACTTTAACTACAATGCTGAACAAGCAAAAATAAAACATGCGTTAGAGGGCAGTAGTGATGTAGATAAAATAAAATA